TTACAATCACCTACCAGACACAGTGCGAGATATTGCAACATTCGTACTTATTGACGAAGCTATTACGCGAATTGTTGACGCGCAAATGTGGGCTGTTAAAGCTATAACAGCGAAGTAAACAAAACCCCCTCAGTGACGAGGGGGTTATTTTATTTAGGCCCTAGGAACCTTTGTGCCCAGGCTTTCATGATGTCTTTAGCTACAGAGGGGATAAGCCTTAATGCAACGTCTACGACCATCGCACCACTCGCACCTGCTACTACAGCGAGAACTGCAGCATACCACATGTTCCACTCGCTCGCATAATGCTTGGCAAGGACAATCCCTATATACGCACCTAATCCAGCGTCCACACATTTAGAGCAGAGTGGCTTACCTTGACCATAAGCCATCACACCCTTAAACGCACCAAGCAGGGCACCAATAACTAAGACACTAAACTCGACTACGTCCTGCGTGATCTCCATCTAACCCCTCACATTTAAATACATAAACTGCTGCACCGAGGAACCAAATAGACAACGCAGTACTGACTAGCAACATCAAAGAGAGTGGGGGAGAGTCTGAGACAAACCCATTGGCTAGGATTATCTGTACAACTGTACTAACTAAGTAAACGAATGACTTAAACACTTGTTTGCGATCACCCACCGCATACGGTGTTAGCCACCCAATCAACCCAGCTGTAATAGTTGCACCGATAAACAAAGAGCTGTTGTTCTCCAGTGACTTAGGTAGAATAAAGTCAATATACTTCATCCCATCAAGTAACACGGCAATAGTTAATACGACATTGACCATTACAGACCCGACTAATACAGCTCTCGTGTCTCGGCCATAAAGTATGGTAAGAAGTTTACATAACATATGGCACTCCATTTGTTTTGTGCGTAACTTATGATTGTTATTCAGTGAACCCACGCGAACTGCTGGTTGACATATATGTAGCATAATCCAAAATTGTGCGATTACCGATGTGTTCATGAATAACTTCCATAAACTAATTATCGTTAAAATATCCTACTAGGTTTACAACGTATCGTACGTTTGTAACACCATAACACCGCACAACTCTTGACCCAGCATCAATATATACGGTGTTACCATCATGTAATTGATCTTCAATCAAGTCCACTGGGGTTGGACAATCATCTGGCAACACTGCAACAACTGGATTATTATTTGTCTTCTTAAAGTCTAAGTGAATAATACCAAAGCTATTTTTGATGTTACATTTACGCAAGCCAGGAGCAGTATTGTTATTCCAAGGTTGGGCACCATTTTGGAAAGTAACAAGGTATGATCTTGATGTCTTCTTGGTGCGCAGTTTACCATTAACTTCTTCAAAGTCATCATTGTGTAAAGCATCTCTATGTACTACTTTCATTACAAGCCTCTTAGTAAAAAGACTGGGTCACCCCAGCCCAGTTGGTCATTATGCCGCAGGTAATAAGTAACCTTTGGAATTGCCAGCGAAGTCTTGTACTTCTTCACCTTTAAGAACTTCAAGCATTGCTGCTTTACCTTCTGCAGATCTCAAGAACTCTAACACAGCTGCTTTGAACTCTGGAAGAGCTTTGATTTCGGTGAAGTATTCAGACGCTGATTTAGGTGCATCAACAAACTTAGCTAAGTCTGCTTCAACAATATCACCGTTAGATAACGTTAATTTTAATTTGTTATCTTCAGTGATTTCTGCACCTTGTAACTTCACGTCAATAGCTTGTGCAGGTAACGCTAAACTTACTGTGGTGTCATCTAACAACGTGAATACGATGTTATTACCTTGTACTACCGCAGATTTAAATGCGTTCATACCGTTTAATTTGCCGTCAGGACCGATTGTTAAGAATTTACCAACTTCATTGTTGTGGAGAACTTTCATCACCATTTTTATTTACCTCATCTGAGTATGTTGGACCAATTACCGAGTAGTGTTCTTCACCATCAAACCCGGTCACCGGGAGAAGTGAAGAATCTAACAAGGCTTGTTTACGTTGTAATTCTTCAACCTGTTTAACCAGGTCTCCGAGATTGGAGATGTTTTGTTTCAATGAGCCATCTACCACGCTCATTGATGCACGAAAATACGTGCGATCACTTAATGTAACAATCACCTCGTCACCAGCACGTGTAATGTTGGTAATACGACGATCATCACAATGATTTAGTGGTCGGGGAGCCTCGCCGTTGCAAGATTGACATCCAGCCACACGAGTACCTAAACGCATAGTTGTCTCCTGTTATGGTAATTTGGTTGGGAACGGCTCGTCCGTTGTCCACACCATTGATTGTGGACGAAGATTGGTTGGACCAGCATCGGGGATCCAGTCGTTTGTAGGATTGCCTGTAGCACCTTCTTTATATGGTGTGAACCGCATAAAATTGGGGTCATTTACGCGCTGCCATAAGAAAGCACCTACACCAGCACCATCTGTTGATTGATACATCATGCCATCAGTTTCAGTGCCTTTGATAACCCCATTAGTTGTGCTAGGGTCATCAGGTCGACCAGGACCAATGAGTGCATTAGAAGTGTAGGCGATTTCTAATTTATTATCAGAATTGAGAACAATCGTCTTGTTATCAATATCCAATGGTGTAGCAAATTTAGTTGCCATATTTACTCCTAATACCGCCTATTTCTAGGCGGGTATATATTAAGCGATACCTTTTACTGTCCATTTAACTTGGATGGTTTTAGGCTCACTCGCATTTGCTGTACCATATACGACTAAGGTATTTTCATCTAAACGGGCAAATGCAAATTCACCCGTTAATACCGCAGGAGACGCAGATACATTGATTGCGGTGACTTGGAAGTCTAACGTTCTGTGGAATGGCAATTCCACACGTAGCACGCCTTCAATCACGCCTTCTTTTGCAGTAGTTGCTTGCACTTCTACAATGCCACCGACTTCTTTAAGACCATTGCCGTACTCAATTTCGTAGTGGCTTTGGTCGCCTTGCACCTTAACAGGGGAAAGCACTTGGCTTTCTGGGATTTCGATTACTGTTTCATAACCGTTGATGTTTACTACTTGTTTCAATTTACACCTCCAATGCAAATCGTGCAGTATCTACCATAATAGACGTATTATCAGTCGATACAGCTCCTGGAGACACTGTGACAGTTACTTGGTTATTTTTTGATACAATACTAAACACACCTTGTGACCATGTTTTATCTTGAATACGTCCATATGTAGCACGAAGCACGTAGGTGCCTGGTGCTTTGAATATCACATTTTGTGATGGACGCTTGATTGGGAGATCATTATGTGCATTATATGACCCAACAATAGTAACAGGTGATATAACATTTAAATTTTTTGGGGGTTTTCCTGTCGAAAACTTAGGATTTACAAAATGTATTTTAGACTCATCCCCAGACACCCGTTCAAATTCTAGTTGTGCTACTACAGGCACAGTAGGTACGTTAGCTATACGAATATACTGAAAATCACAGTTTGATCCACGTGGCTTGACCCCGAGGATGATTAAGTGATTAAGCATGTTATCTATTGTGATGGTTTTAGATTGCATGTTTACAGAAACGCCATCCATATTACTGTTAGGTGCAGATACATTTTTATAGCCATGGCCATCATTGTCTCCAATACCAAAGTCCTCATCAATAGAGTAAAAATTACCTTCGGAGTCAACAACTGTACCATATGTTCTTCTATGTACTTCTTTACGATAACATACTACAGTACCTATTTCCTGTTTACAGCGCAGTGAAATACGACTACGGTTGGTATATAAATTTGTTCTACCTCCATCTTGCCCAGAGTCATCAGTCCCGCGCTTTATTGATTCGTCCAATGGGCCAGACATAAATATAGGTTTATTAGTATCTACATCAACAAATTCCAAGGCTGGGCAGGCTACAGTAGGTGTATAATTTATGTCTACAGGTGTTTGTACTGACAATGTTACAGTTGCCTGGTTATTGTTATCCTGTAAATCAAGGGTAGTGTTTGGGTTTATAGATGCACCAAACTGTAATGAACCAGCCGCATTTGCAGTAACGGTGAAGGTAACTTTTGCTGTGCCACCCGATTTAAGATTCTTAATCTTATAAACGAGATCAGAAACTTTCTCAATTACTGCACCTGCAGATGCAGATGAATTGAAGTTTTCAAGCGTGTAATTACCTAACTGTGGCTTAGTAATAACTAAGTCAGTTAAGGCATTTTCAGCTTCTGCTGAGTTAGTTACAGTTACAACTACATTATAAGAGTCACCAACTAAGCCAGACAACTTGTTAGCTGCCATTGATACACCAACTTCTTGGAATAGGTTTTGCACTGGTACTAAGCGTTTACACTCACCATCTTGACTTGCAAGGAGTGATGTACCTTGTTTCCACTGTGCCAACGGCAGGCTCGCTACTTGTGCACAATCGAAACTGTCACCTTTTGGACCTTGCGGACCGACATCACCGCGATCACCTTTAAGACCAGGAGGACCTTGAAGACCTTGTGGACCTTGCGCACCATCAACGCCTTGACGACCGTCTGCACCCTTCGGACCTTGTGGACCCACATCACCGCGATCACCTTTAGGGCCTGGAGGGCCTTGAATACCTTGTGGACCTTGAGGGCCACGCTCACCATCAACACCTTGGCGACCATCTTCACCTTTCGGACCCGTGTCACCCTTACGGACTGGGTCGATGGTAACAGTCGAGCCATCAGCATTAGTTACAGTAACGGTGCCGTCCTCTGCCTTAGTTGCAGTGGTTGGATTCACCATCACTTTTGTACTGACGTCACCAGACACTAAGGTAGCTGAACCATCAGCAGCTGGCGTGATTTTGAGTTTTGGTACAGTTACAGTAACACCGTTGGTGCCTGTAATATCGTACCCTGTATCTGTCTCAACTGCTGTAGCTGTGATTGTTTTTAACATAGCAGCTAAGTCAACACGGAATACGTTATTATCAGCCATTGTGAATGTAATAACAGTACCTTTTACAGCAACGTCTTGGAGATATTTATCTTGGATAGCCGTAGAAGTACACGTTTTTGTTCCATCGTTAAAGAGTAAACAAATTTTACCCTCGTTCATTACGATGCTTTCTACTTCTTTAAAGCACAACGCACCTTCTTCTGCTAACTGACAAATTGCTGACGCAAGAATGTCACATGTTACTACACGGCCATTACGCCAGATACGTTGTTCGTTACAATCTACGATACCTTCTTGCAGTTGACCTGCTTCAATCATTTGACGGATCAGGTCTTTGACAATCAACTCAATATTGCCAAGAGATGATCCGCAACCTTTTCTGCAACCCATAGATACCTACCTATTGTTGTTTGATTGCACGAGCAATTAAGCCCACCACACCAAGAGCAGTGATTACGTAAGGACGTAAGTGCTCAGGCACGAAGTTACTTACCACGCTGAATTGGTCAGACAACACAGGGGTTACAGTGACAGCACCGAGCACCCAAGTTGACCAAGAACGGATATAGTCTTTAAATTTAAAAAATTGCATTGCTTAACCCTCCACGAGTTCAAAATGCGGTCCATCAATAAAGGCTTTGTTGCCTGTCTTTCTTCGTGCTGCTGTGTACTCTTCTGCCATTTGTTTTGGTGTCCGAGTGTCTGTGTTCAGCATGCACCAGCACCCGCCCCAGCGGACTTTTACACCGAGTTCTTTTGCTGCGTTACGCATTGCATCAACAATCGGGTAGAAGTCTTTTAAGTCCCAGCTAGTTGGATAAGGCACTAAGTCAACTGCATGTGCATAACCATCTTTCTGAGCAAGGTGTTTACTGTTCATTGTTTGTGATACACCCTTTTTCACATTGGCTTGCTGAGTAGCGTGGGAACGTAGTCCCTCTGATACTGCGAAGTCTGTTGTTGAGAGTTCTAATGCGCGCTCAACAACTTTGCGAAGTTGTGGATGTACAGTGGAGAGTTGGGATTGGGATTTTTTAGATAACTTAAAACTCATCAGAGTCCCCATAACTGTTTTTGGGGGGAGGGGTTCTAATGGGGACAGTATAACGGTTCTGTTATCTGGTGTCCAGTCTTTCACAATAGGCAAGACACCTTCACCTAATGAGCTAGATATAGGCCCTTGAATGGCACCGAGTGACGCACCTGCAGTTGTGATATAGGCTGGCACATTTATGTCACCAGTCTTCTCGTAGTAATCACGATTTACTTCACCTGCTCCGTCCAGTGCACCTACTGCCATTCCAGCAGGTAATACTTTTGGGGCGACAGTTAATAACTTACCGCCTTTGCCTACCGCACCAGCAAACGGGATAAACCCTGGGGCGACTTCTTTTGTAAAAGACATTGACGCACCATATGGATGGTCTGCTGTCGCCATACTTAATGCAATGCCGTACGGGTACCCAGCTTACTGGTACTTGTTAATTGCCTCGTCATACAGTCTGTTTTGTTCTTTCGCCACTGGGCTGTATGATTGTTCAATGTCGTGTGACCAATCGTTTAGTTTGTTAGACACTGCGTTGCCCGTAGAAAGTGCATCACCAATGTTTGCCCCCATTTGTAGTGCGCCTGCACCGAAGGCTTTTCCGTGGTCTGTCACAACAGTGCCAAACACCTCAGCAGGGGCATTTCTGCGCTCCATAGACGCTCTGTCCATTGGGATGTATGTGCCTACCATTTACTTCACCAGCATTGCCACTAAGCCACTAAGTAAACAACCAAACAACACACCACGCCAGAATACACAGCACGGGCATTTAATGGTCACAGATTTTTGACCTTCCTCAACTGGAAGATCTACATCGGGGGCTTTCACTACGTTGATTGCCCACTCGGTGAACTTACCGAGCGGGGATTTGTAGTAGCAAAATACCTTCTTCATTGGAGATAATTCGCTCATTAGTCTACTCCTAATTCATCTAATCTTCGCATAAACTCACCATAAATTTGGTTGCGTTTAGCATAAAGTGCAGCAAGTTTTTCTTGCACCATAAAGAGTTCTTGTGGGTTCTTGTCTTCCGTCATTCGCAACTGTTTCTCACGTTGTTTTAATGAGTTGACTGAGTTCCCTTCCTCGTCCTTGAATTTTAACTCATTGCGTAATTCTTTGTCCAATGCGACAAGTTCTTGATACTCTTCAGGGAGGTTACTCGCACCAGTGAGCATGTCATCGACTGACTCACCAAGTCTGTATTGTTTACGTGCTTCGGCAATACGGTTTTGGACTTCTTCTTGAAGTGCAAAACTGTTGTATTCTGCTGTTTTTCCTTTGAATACTGCCGCACCCATCGCAGACATCAGGTCTCCAGATTTCGCATACTCTTTATTCGCTGTCTTCACCATTGTGTAGAAGCCACCAAATAACTGAGCCTGTAAGTCTTCGACTGACCCTGGTGTGATGTCAATAAAGCCATTTGTCGCTTTGTTCATCGCATGGGCTACTGAGATAGAGAAGTCACTGTCTTTGTCACGGAATTTGACTGCATTTGGTCCATCTGTAATCTCACGACCTTCCTCATCAAATTGACGAGGTATTGCGTCACGACCAAAGAAGTCTGTACCTTTCATACGAAGTGCTGGAGCCTGTAAGATGGTTGGTAACACCGCGTACATTGAGTCAAATAACGCGTCGCCAGTCTGTGATGGAGAGAATGGGGTAAGCCCTTGAATCGCACCATCCCACGCTTTCTTAACAGCTTGACCTACTGTATAGTTTCTGGTAATTAACCCGGTGAACGCTAAGATACCGTGTGTATATGGTCGTAGCCCGTGCTCAACTGGAATTGCAAGGCCACCATCTTCTGAAGTACCTACCCAGTCACCGATTCCTTTAAGGCGGAAGAATTTTGCCTTACCGTCGTCATCATCACCTGCAGAGCCAGCCATCAGTGCTTGCATTGCCAACAAGCCACCGAAGATACTTGCCATCTTAATCCCTGCCATACCATAGCGAGGGTTGAATGAACGGATTGAGTTAGGTAAGCCCACCATATTGGCGTTCCAGAACATAAACATATTACGCTCAAATTGGTTACCAAGACCTTTGTTTTGGAAGTTCCCGGTGATGTTTTTTGAGCCTTCTGTTGCAAGTGCACTGACTTCAGGGTTGTTTGCCAAGAATTGTTGCAAGTCCGCCTCTGAGGTGAATTTACGTCCTGCCTTATGCTCAAGGAATGTCATCCACGTCGCGTAACGGATTGCATCATCAGACGAGTGCATAAGATCCATGTATTTCTTACGCCCACTAGTAAGACCTTGTTTAGCCTTGCCAAACATATCTTTACTACCAAACACATCAGCGTCTAACGCATCACGTGTTGTATCAAGGTCGAACTGTGCAGAGTGCCCCACCCCACCGTGTTTACGGTACATCTTGTATCGCCAGTCAGCCTTCTCCATGTCGTAACGAGATTTCAAGATCATGCCCAAACTTGAATAGGCTTTTGCAATGGTTTTAAAACTCAATGCCATATGCTCACTGTCTGATAACCCTGACCGTCCACGGAACGCTTGTTGGTGGCCAAGTAACGCCTGTGTACTGTCTCGCAAGATGGATGTAATGAAGAACGCTGGGGTCTGTGTACGCACTTGCGCATACCAGCGGGTCAAGTTGCCCACCGAACGAAGTAAACTGAAGGTACTATCATCACGGTCCACGGCATCACGGTGTCGCTGTAAGTTCTTAGATAAGAACGGGTCGACAATCGTCGCAGTGTATTTATTTCCGTTTTCAAAGAATGTAATGGTGTTACCTTCTACGAGACCTTGTGCACGTTGTTGGTATTTACCTTGGTCAGTCTTACTGATTTTTGTTGCATTGAAACGGATAAAGCCGTCAATCGGATATTCAGCCAATGTCTCACGTAGCTCTTGCATTAACAACGAGTTCTCTGCTGATTTCAAGCGAGCCTTCGCATTAGAGAAGAAGTGCGTCATTGGGCTATCTGCCTTAGTCACACGACCTGTTCCTTTCTTGAAGAATGCTGTTGCATCATCGCTCTCATTGCGTAGTGGCACGTAGAATTTACCGTACGCGAGGTTATATGCCTGCTGAGTCATACGCCCTGCCATTAACTCCATATCTAGCACTTGGTTGTTATAACGGATAAATTCGTCTTTCAACTGTTGTGCAAATTGTTGTTCTGCAGGTGACAACGTAGCCAAGAATTGTGAGCCATCTGGGTCTTGCACTTGCTTGCCATTAGTGTCTAAATACCAGAACCCAGTAAGGTTATCAGTTACTTTACGACGACGACCTGTAAGTGGGTCGATTGGCACGTTTTTAAATAGTTCACCCTGACGGTCTTGTGCACGCATTGCATAGAGGATGTCGTCAATTTTCTCTTTAGTCAGACCACTCTCACGCATTAACTTGTGGATTTCACGCTCCATTGAGTACAGCGTTGCCTCACCAGTCACAGGCTCGCCACTGATTTGGTATTCAAAGTCTTGACGGATATTGTCAAGTTTGCCTTGCAATGTATCACGAATGTCTGCACCGTGAATGTTTTGAATGGCCTTCTCAATCTGCCCTAAGAACATTGAAATCCCTTGCTGGCGGATTTGTTGGCTCAACATTGTTCCGGTGAGCTGACGCACTGGCCACACTAACTTGTCATCTGAGCCACCGAGTACACGGTTCAACATAGACCAGAACTTATACATCGGTGGTGAGAAACGTTGCAAGTGACTCATCATGTCTTTTGGTGGACGTTGGATCACGTGGTCTTTTTCAACCTCACCTACCCACAAGCCATATTTCTTAACAAGGTTAGAGAGCTGGCCAAAGGTCAAATTCTCAACCAGTTGTGGCACACCGTTTACGTCATCATAGTGGAACGACCACGTACCAGTCTGTGCATTCAAATATCCTACTGGCTTGCCACGGACAAACTGGTTGTCTGCACGATAGCCATAGTGATAAACCGTCGGGCGTTTTTGTTTTGTTGAGTTAGTAATACGTTGGTCTAAGAACAACGACTTATTCACATCACTTGCAGCTTTACGAATATCTAGGGCTTTTGCAACTGTATCAATCACGCCACGAAGACCATTGAAACTAGGATCTACTGACTGAATGTGCTTAGTCAATTCATCCAACATGTTAAATTCTTCGTTCGTGTTAGGATCAACCCATTTCTGTGCATCAAGCTCAACAAGCGTGTTGATGAACTCTTCCACGTTTACTTGGTTTTGGCGTTGTTCTTTTGCTGTTTTATTACGCTCTACTGCAGTAGTAAGTGCTGTATCTGCGTCAGTGTCAGCCTTGTTTGCCTGTTGTAATGCTGCCTCTTTGTCCTTATACACTTGTTTTGCTTTATCAAGTGCGGCTTCTTTACGCTTGAGGTCTTTCTCACTACCTTGATGTTCGTCAAGAGCTTGTTGAGCTTTCGCTAAATCTTCTTTAGCTTTATTGAAAGATGTCTGTGCTTTGATACGTGCGGTTGACGCTTTCTTACGTGCAGTGTTTGCATCACGTTGCGCATTTGACTCAGGTGTACCCATAAACGGTGGTTTATAAGTGGAGTCGTTTTTGTGTGCTAACAGTGCTGCAGCTGCCTCTTTAATCTGTTCGTCGTATCGACCAGTAGTGTCTGATACGATCTCTCCGAGTTTCTTGTAGGCTTTGCTATATGAGCCACCTGCAGAAAACAGGTTGACCATCACGTTATACGCTGCAGGTAGTTCACCCTCTAAATAGCCTAAGTGGTTTTGTGAAATAGCCCAGTGCAATAATTCGTGCACGACCGTATGGTGGAATGATGAATCATCTGCCAACGACTCGTTAATCTCCAACGTACCAATGCCATCAGACTTATAGAAATAACGTGCTTGCACATTGGTATTTAGGTTTTTAATTGCCACCACGTTTGGTAGTGACACGGCATTAGCAATTGGCGCGCCTTTACTGTTCACACCATTAGCTAAATTGATTAGTGCTTTAACCAACGGATGTTTGTGGTAGCCAGATTTAGGGTCGTTGTAAATCAACTGCAAGAAGTCTTTTAACCCTGTCTTATTACCATATCGGTCAGTCTCTTGGATTTTTGCAATGAGCTGTTGCACATTGAAGTCATGCACTGACGACTGCACAACCGCCTGTGCCACATTTTGAGTCTGTGGTTGTGTCATCACACCCACTGTGCCAGACGGCGGTGTATTAGACGTGTTAGCCGCTAAGTTCTGAACCGCCTGAGTACCAAGTTGCTGAATCTGTTGTTGTGCCTGTGGTGCACTTGCTGCCAAGTTATTCACCGCCTGCTGGCCTTGTTGAACCACAGAGGTAAGTGCAGGGATGTTCACATTGTTGGCATAAATCAACACACCATTAGGCGTATGAACAACCTCAATGCCTTGTAGTGCGTCACGGGCTTGTTTACCGACAGAACGTAAGAAGTCACCTGATTGTGTTCCCCACAAAGGTTTAGGCGTGTAATTATCACCCGTTTTGATGGCCATGTCTGCCTGAGACAGCTGACTGGAAAAGAACTCACCACCGTTTAATTTACTGCTAAACGCCTCACCGAGTTTCTCCATATACGGAGACGGTTTAGGGAGTTGGTCGCCAGATGTCAATGCAGCTAATGTACTGTCAACGTACGCCTTAATTTGATCCAAGTCAATCTTAGTGCCACCATTCAACCCACTGTACATACCAGGGTTTTTGGCGAGATCTTCTTGTAAATTTTGCAACTGCTGGATAGGGTTTTTCGTATAGGCGGTTTGCGTAGGCGCATTGCCATTAAATAGGGTTGGTTTAACAGTCTGTTTAATTGCACCCACAAGATGTGTAATCTGACCAGCTTCATCCGGTGTAATGTTACCGAATATACGACTGTTCACGTCTACTGGGTTTACTTGCCCTAACGCACCACTCGCCAATTCATTAGCGGACTGGTTGAGTGCGTCAACCACGTTAGTAAGTTCTACTTGGTTCACATAACGTTGCGACTGTTGAGGGTTTAAGAAGTTGCTACCACGTTGCTGCGTAGGTGACATATTTTGTGCACGTGACCACCCACTAATGTTTTGATTAAGTTGGTTCAATGCGATAGCTGGGTTTTGTTTGTACACAGCGTCAAAATCTGCCATCCATTGTTTACGTGTTGCATCATCTACACCTGCGTTTTTCGCATGATCAACTGCACTTTTCACGTTGTTGTAGAAGCGCGTTTCCATTGCTGGATCGTTGAACGCATTGTGTTTAGTTGCCTGATAACGGGTAGACTTAGGTGCGGCATTAGTGAAGTACCGACCAACTGTTTTTGTTAACTCCGCTTGGTCACGAGAGACAATTTTTTCAAGTGCATTAAGATGGTCTGTGGCAATTTGTTTCGCCATAGAATCTTGTGCGGTTGATAAACGGTTTCTCACATTTGCAATAGACGCATTAAGGTCCGTTGTATCAATACCTGTCGCATCACCTTGAATACGGATTAGTTGGTCTTTGACAGCTTGACGGTCAGCGTCAGAGAAACGTTTTAGCCCATCTGTATTTGTACTAATGCCACCAATCCCAGTCTTCTGATTTTGGCTCAATGTGGTTAGTGCAGGGATAGCTTTTTTGCCTTTAGCAAGACCTGTAACACCGTCAAAAATATAAGACTTGTCTGCGTCCACCAGCATTGTTTGCAAGTCATTGACCGCACTCAAGTCACCATTTTTAAGTCTATCTTGAATGTCAGCTAGTTCTTGTTCTATGTTGGCGTCAACACCTTCAGCCCTTTGAATGGTATTGTCTAGCAGTGACATCACATCCGCATATGTCTTACGGTCTTTTGTAGTCGGATTGAAATACGTATGAAGTGGGTCGTAAGATATACCGTATTGTTTATTCGCTACATCAAAACCAACATCATTCTCTAACTCTTGTGCGGTTTGTGTGAATAACCCGGTAGGATCTGCTGAACGCTGAATAGTAGATTGTTGAGCACCTTGCATTGCTTGCTGTGCTTGGTTTTGCGCTGCAATCGTTGCCTCTGCTTCTTCATATCGCTCTTTAGGTGTTGCCTTAGCAGAGTTAGCATATAACGCTTGGAACTCTGGTGATTGTTGCGCTACACGTGCCTCATAATCCTCGTTCTCATACTGTTGTTTATATGCGTTAGCAGTCTCGTCATGGCGGTAGCTATTTTTTAACACATCAACGGCTGAATGCGGTGCTTTAGCTGCAAAACCAATCCCACCCTCGAATAATGCCTGAGTTAACTTGGCTCGTTCTTCTTCCGGTGTAAGTTCACGGATTGTACCGTCTTGGTTAACTTGACGAGTGTTCTCTTCATTCCAAACAGTCGCGCCTTCTTGCACTGCCTCACCTGAAGATTTCACTCCTACTTTACCAACACCTTTAATCAATCCTACACCACGTGTGAATAGTCCAGGACCAGTGACCTGGTCACCTACAACCTTGCCACCATGCGTGGTGATAATTTTAGCTAGTTCAGCTGCTGATTTGTTTATTGGCTCAGTAGAGATTTCTTTACCGGCAGCTTTAGCCCCTTTGAATAACTTGTCGGCAATTTGTTTGGTTACATCTCCCAAATCACCTGGAATAAGTCCAGTAATAAGGGTATTCATACCCATGTTTTTCCAGACAAGATTTCTTACATCATCTGTAATTTCCTTGTTATCATTCATCAGGTCAGCCATCATCACACCACCTGACTGAATACCGTGCATTACGGACATTGGCGCGGTTTTCTTAACAAGCGATGCGTAGTTTTTCAACCGATTCCATAATGTTAGACCAGCTTTACCAGCACCAACTGCCGTACCCACAGCTGCACCAATTTCACTACCTGCTGCTGCACCTGGTGCTGCACCAACACCACCCAACCCTAATGCCCCAGCTATTGCACCTGCACCTGCACCAATACCTGATACGATAGCGGAGTCAGCTGCCAGACCACCAGCGAGGTCACCACCAATACTCGCGAGAAGTTCCGGGTTACTTAATACGTATTTCATTGCATCAGCAACACGGTCTTGCGATAGGTAATAATTCAATGTTTGTTTTTGTGCTTTTAATGTCTTTGAGTCACCTTCATCAAGCCATTTCTGGAACTCTGCCTGATATTTTACACCTTGACCAAGGCCAGTCTCTTTGTCTCCATCACCGCCCAAGCCATCTAACAGTGCACCAATGTTAGTAACTGAACGCATCGCACCAGAGGATGCTCCTTTAACGACTGTTTTGATAGAGTCCGTGATACTGTTATCGTTGTCTTCTTTCTCGTCCATGCCATACGTCTTTTTCGCATTGGCAATCGAGCCTTCAAGTGTCCACCCTTGGGCTTGTTTCTCCGCTAATTGTTCAGGGGTTAGGTTTGACGCATACCACTTAAACGCGTCATCTAGCATATCTCTACGTACAGCAACAGGGAGTTTATTCGCCTGGTCAGGGTTAAGACCATATAACGTCCAGAATAAATACGGGGTAAGTTTAGTCGTGTCACGCATACGTGCACTATTCAAACTCTTGCTTCCGTTGTTTGTTATATCTGATGTGTCATTCTGCGCAGCGGAAATTACACCGCTGTATTTATTGAATAGTGGCTCAACTGATTTCTTTAACTGTTCAGCGTGTGCGTCATCTTGCACTAAGATTGGTGTGAACTTAGTTGGTTGATTGAAATCATATACAGGTTTCTGTGGTGCAGATTGCCCTTCTGTTTGCTGAGGTTGTTGTGCCTTAACAAATAACCCATTTTGTTGCTGTTGAGGTTCTGCTTGTTGCTGTGAAGTAGGTAGCTCACGACCCTGACGGGTGTATAAGTCCTGCATAGATTGTGGCAATACGCCTGTACCATAATAGGTACGCACATCTTCAAATTTAGCGGAATTGTCCGCTGCTGGATCACCTTGTGATTTCAATACATCATAGGCTTTACGACGAAGTTCCCAATCATATTCAACTGGATCCATTTGTGGTTTCATAGGTCGCAAAAACCCACCTTGTTGTGGTGGGTTAGCAAAGGATAAGTCTCCAACGCCTGTTGCTCTGGCTGCTATCTCTTGTGGTGTCAACATAAGTTACATACCCCATAATCGGTTTTGTGCATTTCTGTTTTGCTCTCCAACTAAGCGTGCAAGCTCAGGGTCAACCATTCCAGAATAGTCAATTTTGACTGGTTGGCTTTGGTTTATTTCCGCTACTTGCTCTTGTTGTGTCGCCTGTGTGTTTGGCTGATTATACATCTGAGCGTAAGGATTTTCCACTTGAGTTACGTCTTGTTGCATTCGTGGCAGAAAGGGATTACCGTTTTGCTGACCACCCCCTGCGGTCGCATACTGGTCGTAGTTGTTGAGGGTTATGTTTGGGTCATTGAGGTGTTTTCTCAGTGAGTCCTGGACGAATTTCATATCACGTGTTTTTTGCGCATATGGTGAACCAGGTAAACTTGCCCACGTACCTGCAGACTTACGGATAGCTGTATTGAAGTCTCCATTTACAATGTAAGGTAACGCACCGTTTTGCTTTAACAGGGCGATGGCCGCCATACGCTGTGTCTGTGGTTGGAAGTCATTTACCTCGTACCCTTGTCTGCGTAAATCATCGTATGTACTATTTAAGAACTGAAACGCACCAGCTGCTGATGATGTGTTTTTCTTGCCATCAGTTTGGGTAAACCCCCACGAAGGGAACCCACCTGCACGTGACAAATCTTGGATCATAACCTTGCCACCACCCGCAACTGCATAAGGGTTTGCGTGCTTGGACGTACCTTCTGCATCCATCAGCATATTTAAATATGCGTTTACGTTTGCATTGTTTACATACTGTTGCAGGTCTTTAAAACTTGCCATTACTTAATTCCCCACATATTGTAAAAACTATTATCCACTCCACGTGCTTGGTACCCATCTCTAAACTCAGATTTGTATTGCGGCAGTGCTGGTGTATCGACTGGCTTAATTTGTTGTGTGTACAATTTCTCGTAAGGGTTGATCACTTTTTGTGTATCTTCCTTACCAGTAAAAGTGTACCCTGCCTGTTCCGGTGATGTACCGTTAAATGCAGATTCAACTGGAGTTGTCTGAATAGCTGTAGCAGTGGTTGGTTGCCCGTTTAGCGGTGCGATAGAACTGTTATACACCGTGGTTAAGTCTTGTACATAAGTAGGTGACTCTGCCCACTTACGCCCACCCTTACCATTTTGAAGAGCATTAGCGAATGCACCAAAATCCTTAGCACCTTTTGTGCCTGGATAAAGTCGCTCCATCAACCCTACATAGTCTTTAGCAAATGAATCATCACTGTCGTATGTACGGAACTTGCGTAGGTTACCTGCATCACGTGCCACTACTCCATCACGTCCTTTACGGAACTCGTGAATGCCAGCATAGTTATGTGAACCACGTGGGGTAATTTTACCCCACATTGATTCTTGACCAAGTTGGGTCACAAGATAATCCACTGGGATCCCAGCCTTATCTGCATACGGCTGTAGAATCGGTGCCCAGTATTGTCTAAATTGTCCTGCTACTGTCTGTGTCATAATTTACTCGTGTGCGTATGTTGAGTTTACGTGGGTTTGTTTGTTTTTGGATTCCTTCGCTGCGTTCTTAGACTCAGTTGTTGCAACCGACATCACTGCAGCATTGGTCGGTGCTCCTGACCACATTCCACCATAAGAACCGTTGAGGGATCGGTTTACATTAGTTGCTGCGTTGAGTCGTGCCGCTGCAGCTGCTTGTGGAGAGCCACCTGCTACACCCGCCATTGCTCGGTCTGCACTAACCCCCTTGATAACTTGACCATTCGGTGCTACCACGTTTACAGTTCCATCACTATTAAATGTGACACCATTCAAGTCTGTGTGTGCTCTAAATCCATTTGCAGAGACCATATTTGGTGTATCTGCACCATAATACATACCAGCCGCTGTGTTACGAGTTTGAGCATTATCAAGGCCTTGTTGTGCTGATGCGTATGCGTTTGCAGCTGCACCCCAAATACCCATACGTTGTGCTTGTTCCGCCGTAGCCAGATTGAGAGCCTCTTGTGCGTTAAGAGCCATGCCACTTTGCATATACTCTTGTGCCAGACGATGTGTCTCAGGATCTGCCTGAACCTGCATTAACCCCGATGTCGCCTCACCTTGCAAGTTAGCGGCTTGGCTTTGTTCATAACGCGCTTTTGCTGATGTGGCTCGGTTACGTAAATTCCAGTAAGCCTCTTGATCACCAAAGTCCCCACGAATGCCATTAGGCATCGCATAAGGGTCAACCTTGCCTTGTGGGTCTAAATACGTAGTGTCATAGCGGTACCCACCATTAGGCAATCTCTCATAAATAGGATAACCATTCGCTCCCATCTGCACTGCTGGCTCTGCAGGGCGTTGATACACTTGCTGTGTAGCCTGTGTTGGCACAACTTGTTGTACAGCTTGTGTTGTCTGTGCTTGTTGTGCTGGTTTTTCTTCCGCTTTTGTAGACGGTTGTGTCTTAGTTTGCGTTGCTTGCTGCGCTGGTTTTTCTTCCGCTTTCGTAGTTTGCTGTGTATTAGCCTGTGTTGTTGCTTGCTGTGCTTGCTGTGCTTGCTGTGCTTGCTGTGCTTGCTGTGCTTGCTGTGCTTGCTGTGCTGCAACACTTGCATTTACTTTTGCTGCTACTTGCGCTCGATATGCTTTATCAGCCGCTTCTTGTTGCATCTTCATCTCGCTCACAAGTTTGGCTTTTTCCTCATCAGGTAGCGCATTGAGTTTGTCAAGGTCTTCACCTCTCCACTCTGCTCCAGCTAAGTATTCACCCCATGATTGTTGATCAACTCCCATACCTTACCCCTGTTTTCCATACACTGGTGTATACATGCCTCTATTTGCATCGTACTCATAACTTGTTTGTTGTGAGCCTTGTTGCGAAGGCGATACGTTGTGATTTGATGAGCTTGATTGGTGGTTACCATTCGTTACAGCAGTTTGCGTACGATTCACCACATTTTGCTGTTGATCACCTAAGACTTTATGTCTCCACGGGTCCATATTCCCATAGTGTTGCTCTGCGTATGGGTCACGTAATCCCGGGTTCTGTTGAACAGCCGTAATATAGTCCATACGATTTGCTTTATACGTAGGAGTATAGGCAGCTTGTATTTGCTCACGCTTTAACTGGTCATCCATTAACTCGCGCTCAAGTCTGAGTGGGTTCATTACCTGGTTAGCACGGTACGCATCCATCGCCTCACTGGTTTTCATACCAGTTGCCATACCCATACCCCACATTCGCGCTATATCACTACCCCAGTCTAATAGACCAGATGATCCGCCAAACCCCCATTGCCCTGTCATATCGTAAGCCATTAGTATGCTCCTCCCAATAAACTCATAATGTCATATTGGTCATTATAACCAGGATCTACCATCGGGTCAGCCCCCAATATAACTTGTTGTTCGTCATCACCAACCAACCCTAATTGACGAGCAAGTGCCATAAATTCAGGCTGGCTCATCTGTGGTGCTTGTTGTCCTAACATATCTTGTGGGGTTGCCACACCCATCATGTTTGGTTCTGCTGGTTGCCCCATTTCACTCATCAGTGATTGCATTGATGGGTCTTGCATATCCGGATTATACCCACCCATATCTGCAGGTGAGTTAAGTCCGTATTGTTGTGCCAAGTATGGGTCAATCCCATTCATTGGGGGTAATCCACCCATCATTAAGTTGTTCATCATTAGTCTGCTACCCTTGTATCAGTATTTCCACCACCACTTGAGCCACCGCCGTCATCATCGTCACCACAAAGTTTTCCTTGTTGACAAACGAAAATTGAAATGAGTAGTGCAATAAGTGCGCCTAAACTTGCCATGCCAGACATGTCTTTGTCTGCTGTTTTACGCAAGCTATCCGCCAACCAGCCATAGTTACGACCAGCTGCAGTAAGCATCTCGCCACCAAGTGTCCACAAGTCATGTGCATTTTTAACTCGGTATGCGTACAATTTATCATTGAGTGTAGCATGAGAAGACGCCCATTTTTCAGCTTGTCCAATACGACCAGACCTGTGTTGTTCCATCGTGTTAGCACCATCAAACAACAATTTCATATTGGTCTCGAACGCTTTAATCCACTCTGCCTCTCGCAACTGCGCCACAGTGCCTACAACTGCCATTATTTTAGCTGTTGCCAAGCGTTGCTCTGTGTCACAACACTCACCATATGCGTAACGGTTCTTTTGTTTACGGATCTCGCGACGCTCTTTCAACGTTGCTGCTTCTGCAGTAGCAATCGCACGTTCTGCAATGCCACGATAATCCGCCTTATACCCACATTTAACAAATGCACATAATTTCTCATGGATAGCATCGTTACATGGGTTTAGGGAGTTACCGTAGTCATATTCATCATCTCTACGATCTTTGTACCAATCTGCTTGTGCCTCAAGTGCACCTTCAGGGCCTTTGCGGTTATCCCACTCTTTGTCACCGTCATCGAAGTGCCGTTTGCCACGTGAAAACAGTGTGTCGTTTGCTTCACGCCACTTGCCTTCTGCATCTTTGGCTTTGTTGATAATACTTTGGCTGGCAAACTTACCAACCAATGTACCTAATAAAGATCCAATAGCCAACCACTTACCGTCATCACGTTTTGGCTGGCGTGGGTATTGAATGATATGGTTAGAGGAAATCCCTACGTTACCATTACCACTCGATTGTACACTGCCTACGGTGGCTGAGTTCTGTACTGCCTTGTTACCTGCAGCTGCAGTTTTACCACCGCTAGTTCCAGATGATACTCCGTTTGTGCTCATCTACTCCTCCGAAAGCAAGCTCTCTCGTGAAGTCTGGATATGGACTTCTTCAATCACTAACCGACTTCTCACTTCAACTTGCCAATCAATCGCTCTATATTTTCGGGGGACTAACACAGGGCGTTCACTTGTTACTTTGCGTCTATAATACTCTTTTCCGTCTGCAAATAATACCACTTCGACATACGGGTATTGGCGGCGCAATTCATCACGATATTGTTCTTTCTCCGGAAAGGCCTCAATATACTCATCTACTCCGAGTGTCGGATGAAGACGCAACCAATCTCGATATTTGCCACGTTCACGACGCGCATACACAGATTTTGCAACGAACTCTGGCGACACAACTTTAAATGTTGTAGGTCTCCACCGTCCAGACATCATGATTGGTTTACTTCGCCATACACCACACATTCTTTCTTGCCCATCACCAAACCATCTGCAGAGCGGTTCGCCTACTGGCAATTTCTCATAAACGAGTAATTTGTTACGGTGGTTAGACCACCCCATATCCCACTTCGTACTTAATGTGGTAAGGCTTGCATCTCGACGTTCATCTGCACCTAGTCTGTATACAAAATTGCGTCCACGGAAGAAGAACAATGATCCATCATGGTACACCATTCGTGTATTACGATCATACCACTGTGACCACTCACGCTCTGTATAGTAATCTCCAGTTATTAACTGAATACCACCAGTCGTGAACTCGCATATCCCTTCTTTGGCAATGTAATACATTGCAACTTCATTGGTGCACGTCATCTCTCGCTTAATTGCATCAAAGCGGGTTTCTAACTCAGATATACCAACCGTGTCTGTGAATACAATTCGGTAATGAAGACCGTCTGTAAGAGCCAACACTTGATAATGTTCACCACCCTCAACTTTCTCTGTTACTGCAGCTAATCGCAATACATTGAACCGTAGCTCGTATTCATTCGCTGTTGGGTATGCGTGTGGACGCATTGCATTTGATACATAAATCTTATTGCCACCCCACAACACTGTACGGTTATTACCCACGTTTACAATGCCTTCAATACATGTTGGTGGTGGGTTATCTATCTCTGTCTCTAACGATGCACCTAGACCTTCTGCACAAGCTACATCATAGAACTCTTGTTCATTGATGTCCTGTGCGCCTACAAATAACCACTCGACCCCATAGTCTTGGTTTGGTACTGCTCTATACCATCTACGCTTAACAGCGTTTGCTGGTGGCTTATCATTGGCTCTCACTCTGATGGCATCACCATCGTGGAAGTCAATAAACTCAGACGGGAATGAATCTGCAGACTCTTCCTCACACCCATTCACATACGTAAATTTATATGCTGTAAGATATGGCACCTTCTCATGGCACTCATCTTTACCAAATTCGATACCACACACATCACCAATACAAGGTGTCTCACACCCAGCGTCTTCAACTAACTCTGCTGTCGGTTTAACATCACATGCTGGTCGTTCCATACCAACTTGAATTGGTGGAAGTTTTTGTAAGATGCGCTGCTCAGATTGACGCCAAAGTTTCCCACCTTCTACAAACAAGAAGCTGTTTTTACCTAATCGTTCGACTGGATCTTCTGCTATCGACACCCAATCTGTAAAAGCAATGAAAGTGTTACCAACTTTGTGTATAACCTCAGGGATGCCGTTATACCGTACCCCGTATACACTTAGTAAAACAACACTTTCACCTAATTCTTTATGTGGCAAAAACCTTGTGCTGTAAACATCAAGGTTATCTGCTACTGTACCATTTTCATTTCGTAATGCTTTAGGGGCTACCTTTGGTACTAGCCCCCCAAATGTCATAAAATGCACTCTAGCCTCCAGCCACTGCTACACCCATTGTGCTACCATTTTGACGAATTAAGACTGCAGTTTTTCCAGTTACATTTAACTTGCGGATTTTCAAGAACCCTGCCGGTGGAATGTCAAATGATCCACCATCTTCTTCACCCGTTGGTGTCATAATAGCAAGTCTTACTGTTGCCCCTGGTCTACCTGAAAGATACGCATTAGTGGCATCCTCAACATACGAGAATGTATAACCATCTTGTCCAATCGGACCTTGCGCACCTTGTGGACCTTGTGGACCTTGTGGTCCAACTACTGAGCCAAGATTCTTACTCTCACCATTAGACATTGCTGCAATGAGGTTGCCGTTTTGCATGGTAAATTCTACAAGACTTGTACCTGCATCACCTTTCTCACCTTTTTCACCTCTCTCACCTGGTGCACCACGTTCTCCTGGAACCCCGGCTGCAGTAGGTACCATGCCAGCATCTATGAGGCGTCCATCAGAAAGCGTTACAAGTAACCGTTTCGTAGCAGATACCGTCATTGATTGAATGCCTACACCAGCATCGCCTTTATCACCTTTCGGACCACGAAGCCCCGCTCCACCACCACTGCCACCCGTGGGTGCTGGGTTTTCTGCTGCTGCTGCAGTATTAGATGTACCTTCACAGCCACACCCACCACATTTTGACGAGAACAATTTAGCGCAGTCAACAGACAGCGTATTTGTTTCGCAGTTGTACTTCAGTGGATCTGTTACATTTAACGGTAACACGCTCAATAAATCCTCAAAGAAATATTGTGTGTCAGTAGTATATGTAACCAGCGAATTACTCTTAATGCAGGTGCATTGTGTCCCGAATCCACGCTGAACATGTAGTTTGTCACCTTCTCGGCCTACTACTCGCATAGTTTCACAACAACTGTCGCAACCCACTACACGGATATAGAACCATTTATCGTTAGGAACCTCCGGAAAACGACTACCTTGTCCACGCATTAACTGGATAAATGTGTCGTTCGGGTTCACTGCTTGTGCAGTTCGCGCCTGCCCAGATGAATCACACGATAGGAAAATAAGCGGTTTTTCACAAGCCATTATCTACCTCGCTGTGCAATATATTCGTCCATTGTGAGTTTGTTCCACTGCACTTTTACACAAGACCCCAATGGGAAGTTTTTACTGCCTTTAACTTCTACATCTCGCTCAACTGGCACTTTGTCAGTGAGTTTGAGATCGTTATCTTTTGTAAATTTAACCACTTCAAACTTATCTAACCAATGTAATGAAATATAAACATGGTTACCCTTCATCACTGTATTTAATTGCTTGATAGCTTCTGGTGGCAGTTGCAGCGCTGTATCTGTTGGTTTCAATGGACAACTAAGACCATACTCAAAATTATCAATATACTCAAGCACGTTTCGGCTCCTTCTTCTCCATATGTGGCTTTGATTTTTCACGTATCTCAAGCCACACATCATTATCCAACGTTACATTAGATCCAACGGTAGAGCCTGTCTTTTCAACACGCTTGATATACCCGTTGTCATCTTTTTGCTCTAACACCCTTTGGCTCCATTCACTCGGATAATATGCCCACCTTCATCATACTCAATACATGTATCACAGGTAAAGCACACTGTACCGGCTGTTATTTTATGGGAGTCACCTGTTGCACATTGCTTCACAAATTCGCATAACTGCTGTGGGTCCCATTCAACCTTAACACATACACCAGACGGGAACGTAAGTGCTGATGTATTATCTTGGCCACGTTCTACAGTTAAGACATCACCTTCTCGACGTGTAACCTTGACTACCTCACGGCTATCCCCATTGATAAGTGTAGCATAATAGTGTGTGCCATCTTTAGGTTCAAAGAGAACACCATTCGCTACTCGGATTGTTGTATCTGTAGCAGACACTGATTTAGTTGTGGTCGTCTTACGACCCCATACGTTTGTTACGTCTAGCATTCATCACACCCCGTAGGACATCCAACAGCTTTCGGTTCAACAATTTCATTATCCACCATAGGGATGGCAGCACAACAATCATTGTGGCAACTACAACTTCCGAAACCGACACCACCACAAGTGTGGCAAGTATCACATCCATTCTTGTACTTAACCTCTGTTGGTGTAGCTTGTACGCTACATTTTGGTAAATAAAAACAATGCGTGTGGCAAATACACCCATCAATATAAACATCCGCCTCGTAATACCCTTCTGGTAACGATAAGAATGATTCTGGCCATGCCCAGCACACTGACCCGTCCATCAATGCTTCTGATGGTGGAATACACATCAGCACGTCACAATAACCTTTTTCACGGATCTCCATTTTGTAATAACGGTTGATTACAGATTGTGTCACCGTACCATCACAGTTACGTTTACCATAGTTAAAGCAACGCTGTGCCTCTTCACGGCTTAAACGGATTGTGTCTCGCGCTTTCGTTTTAGGTGGACAACATTTTTTCTTTTCAGGACAGCAGGGGTTAAGCGGGTGTCGTTCCCAGATGTCTTCTACTGGTACAAAACACGGTTGTCCACATCGTTGTTGAGGAGGTTCATCCCCATATAAGAATTTGCTCATCGTCTGAAAAATCCCCCAAAACAATCCCGTCTACGTCGAATAAATCCACCACCAATCATTTGACCACCTTTCACTTTAGTAGTCTTACGCTTGATGTCAGCTACTGCTTTCTCATACTGATTTTGATAATTCGCAGCAATTTGAGGATTTGTCCATTCTTGTCCAGGGATTAAATAAAGTTTACTTAATGCTAAGTATTGTATTGGCGTAGCATATTTGTTCAATATGAAATCCGGGATCTCACAACCACCACGACCCATAGCCCACGCATATTCAACCTCTACGACTTCACCATCTGCTACTTCACCGATCCAGATTGCATCCATCGCACCATTGTCAGTATCAAACGCATAACCATAAACATCAGGGGTCTTAGTATCTTCCAACTCTTCACCCATCTCTCCACAGTCATCTGCAAGTTTCTTAACTGACTTGATACTTGCCAAGATACGGCAACTGTCTAACTCAATAGCGTAGTCGTGAACTTTGTCGTGCAGTGGAATTCGTATGAAATCGCGTGCTAGTTCTGTTTTCAGCATGAAATCTGTCACAGCTTCCTGAATAGCAAACTGTGCAACACCGTCATCAACATCAGGTGCATACAGCTGAACATAATCTAAAAATTGACTAATTGTTGCCATTCATTACTCTCGCTTGTCGTTTCAATGCTTTGCTGTCTGCATCATTGATTACCTTCAATAATGTCATAGCGTGCTCCCAGTGCGTATTACTACGCTCACGGTTCGCTGTATCTTCAATATCAACGCCCCACGCATAATACAATACCAACTCAAATACAGCTGTTTGTTGAGCCTGCGTAAGCTCAATATCATCATCTTCTGTTTCTACTATTGGGGGAGAATAACAGGATATTGTGAGTAATCCTGTCACACCTGCAGGGACTGGTGGTTCAACAACAATGATACGATCATCATCGTCATCAAGTGCATAACTTTTCACAACATAATCACTGTTGCTCTTAGTGATGCTTTTACAAAGAGGTCTGCTTATAGCTGGGAGTTGTAATGTGTTGCTCGCGCGTTTACGTACGCGATGGGTAATAACCCCACGTTCGTCTTTAACGCCACGAACAGCTTTGAGTGTCTTACACTCATCTGGAATTTCTTGTACTGAGCCTTCTACTAGCTCAATATCCATTACTTTGGTAAACGCGGACTGGTCAGCCAACGTTACAATGCCAATCGCCATTTTGACGTAGCTTAACCAATCCTCCTCTAACCAATGTACATACTGCTCATCATCGTCTTCGTAATAACCTACAACGTATCGACGAGCATCTTCAATTAGGGAGGATATTTTCATTATAGCCCCATAATAGCCGCTGCTACTTGATTAGGATTAAGTGCTTTTTCTGACATCTCTGTCATTTCATCTTCAGATAAATTTTCATTATCTGGAGTCACATGCAAGTGGTCTACTGTTGTAGTTTGAACTGGTGGAGGCGGTGGAGGGATAATCTCAGGTACTTGACCTGGTACTAAATCCATTGCCGGAGCCTGTTTCCCCATATTCAAGAATGGCACAGCTTTTTCAACACCAAAAATATCACGAGCAAATTCCGGTGCATCTTGACCAATGCCTGTGGCTTCTGAATCTTCTTCATTCACTGAGTATTGAACATCAATAATTCCAATCTCATCACGTACACGATCTTCTTCAAGGCGACGCATCTGCTCTAACGCTTTTTTAAGTGTTACATCGTCATAAATGTACCAACCGTCTAATGTGCGGTCCATAATACCGTTGAATGGCGTTACATACCCAGTACGGTCGATAAACGCTAGTGGAACTTGTTGATTAGGTTGTGGGGTCATTTTAATTCTCCTAGAAAAAAGGGGAGGTTGTAGCCTCCCCGATTGTTAAGCACTTAGGCTAAACGCGTGCCAGTTTGTTGTGGAGTACACAACGCATCTGGATAATCAGTGTCGCATGGCAACACACCGCAATGGCATTGATGCTCATCGCTGAAGTCATTTACTTCCACAAACGCTGAGAAGCAAGCTGATTCAAATGTACCTGCTTTTTTGATGATGGTTAAATCACCATTGGTTTGTAAGAATTCGTTAATGTCAAATACGAAGTATCCAACTTTTGATAAATCAACTTCATGTGTTGCGATAACAGTTTCAGTCGCTTCTTGTAATGCTTTGTTTGCTTCATCAACTTTAGTTTTTGCTTCAGTTGCTTTAGCTTTCAAGTCTGCATCATCTGGAGCTTTAACTGATGCTGCATGAGCTTTTTCATAAGCTGCTTGAGCTGTTTCTACTGCTTTATTTAACGCCACTACATCGGCTGGCTCTTTACCAGTAACACCACTTAATTCCAATGCAACTGTTGTGCCCGGTAAAGCAGTTTTGTTATGGAATACAAGCTGTTTGATTTGTGAACCTGCTGCTAATTGGAATGCTTTAAAACCATCGCCATTAGCAAGGTCAGTCATACCTGACTCTACAAACCAGTTGTTCCAATGCGGTGCAAAGCGAGAGAAGAAGAATGGTACAGTGTAGTTAGTACGTTTCAAGTGAGCCGCATATTCTAACTTGGCATTCTTGTCGCTCTGGTCATTGTCCATCCAGTTATCCCAAGGGTATTTTAATTTGTCACCACCTAGGAATACATTATGAATAACGCTCATTGTTTACCTCCCTTATAGGCTTACTGACGCATAAAGAACAGCTAACTGTTCACGTTGTAGAACTTCAAAATCATAGATTTGAAGACCACGCCAGTATTCTGCAAACGAAGTTTCAGTACTGTCAATGTGTTTTTGTTTTGTAAGTTTAGTTACAAAACCAGTTGCTGTTTTTAAACCTGCCACGATCATGTATGTGTTTTTCTTCGCAACCGGGTCAAACATCATAGGCATGTTTGGTGTGAAGTACACTTTAAAGCCCATAATTTCCGGTACGTTTTGTGTCAACACAACTGCTTTAGAAAGACCTGATGCTGCCGCATTGTTTAATAACTGATTACGGTAGAATAGGGTTTCTGCTGCTGGTGGTAATACGATGAAACGACCTTGACGTGGAACCATTTGCTCATTTAACACAGCTGATAAGTTGGTTAAATGTTCAATTAAGTTTTCTGCTGTAATGGTCACTGGTGCACCGAATCCACCTAAGTTGTACGCACCTGATAATTTACCAGCACGTAAACCTTTGTTGAACGCATCTGCTTTGCGAGGAATGTAGTTCAAGATTTCTTGATCGATTTTTTGACGGAGTTTTTCCGCACAATCATCTAAGAACCATTGTACCCATTTTTTGATGCCGCAAGTTTCTGAAATATCAAGTTCATCCAATTTCAAGTTCCAGTATTTAGCACGTTTAACAACCATTGTAATAGTGTCAGTACTTAATTCGGAATATGATAAGTTTTGGTTTTTGATGTAGTCAAAGATTTCACCTTCCGGCTTACGACGGAAAATTACTTGGTTACCACAGTTTTTTAATTCTGTAGGAACGATGTCTTGAGAGGTGATAGCCCCCGCGATGGTGTCTGCATAAGTACGGGTCATCATCTTATCAGCGAAGAAAGGCTGATTAAGCATTGAATAGACCTGATAACCAATCGAAGACTGCATACCGCTCGGTCTGTTTTTACTTGGCATTAGATTACTCCTAACCTTTATTTGTCATAGTTAATCCGATCTTCTACCGCCGCCTTATCGTAGACTGCTTCAATACGCGAGAACTCGTCATAAGACATCAGTCCAGAAACATATTGGTTTTTTGCTGATAAGAACTTAGAGTAGGCAAGCTGTTTTGGCTTGCGGGTGGCTAGGGTGCTAGGGGGAGTGCTCACCTGTGATCTACCGGGTGATACTTGAGATTGTAAACCCGACTGCTTGCTTCGGTCAAGATAAATGTCGACAATCTCTTTAATACCATCGAAATTTCCTTGACGAATGTTGGTCTCTAAGAGAGTTCTCATAGCGACCGCCCCACCAGTACCAGGTGCAGGTGTATTTAAATAATTACGCCATTCCTGAGACTGTGTGATTTGTGGCAACTCAGGTACTGCAGCTTGAACACGTTGGAATAACAACTGTGATTGTTGTGTTGCTGAATCCACACGGTTTTGGTTCAGTGCCTGTTGTTGCTGATAAATTTGTTGCTGTAACGGGATAATAGCTTTCTCGTGCACTTGTTGCATTACACGTTTTGCAATTTTCTCTGCATACGCTGTAGCGTCTTTACCGTACAGATTGATCTCTTCATCAGTTAATTGTATTTCTGATGGATCAAATAATGGTGCTGGTCCTTGATGCTCAGGTTGTTGGTGCTGCTGTACACCACCTTGCATCATCTGCGTCATTGCCGCGTTACGCCCACGCTCTTCCGCCAAGCGTCTTTCGTACTCCAGTTGCTCTGGCGTGTACATTGTTGGTGCTTGTGCTGGGGGTTGCTGCGCTGGTAGCTGATTAGTGCCAGGACTGCTGCCTGAAGGAGCTTGCGGTTGATTGGGGGTTTCTTCTTCACCTTCATCTTCCACCGCGAACTGAGACTCATCTAGTTCATCTTCCTTCTTGCCTTCTGCTGGGGGTTGTGGCTGTTCACCATTCATTCCGGCAAGGAACTTGTCCATTTCCGCGTCGGCTTCAGCCTCAATTTGGGTATGCGACATTATCTGTCTCCTATTTCATTACGTAATGTTTTTAAGGCAATTAACTGCCCACGAAGAAACTCACTTGCCGGTTGTGTCGTCTCATAACGCTCACGTACCTGTGCAAGTTCAGAATCCAACAAATCACAAATGACATGATGTGTCATTGCATTTTTGCGAATGTTTTCCAACGCTTCTTTGCGTTGTTTAATACGGTCTAGCTTACTCATTAGATAGCCTTTTCTTTCACAAGGTAATTATTAACACTGTATTGTTCAATGAGCACTGGCAATGCTGATGTGTTATCCCCTGCCATGTTCACCAAACGATATTTACCTGAGGCATATACATTATACACCAACGGGTAGTTATTTGTGTCTAACAATACTTCTTTACCGTTAACACGTACATTTTGCCACACCACATCAGTCACCATTTGACCGTCTGGTGGCATGAAACCATATTGTAATTGATACAACGCGTCTTCATCTGGGTTTACTAACCCAAAGATCAAACGGTCACCACATTGGGCATCAATAACTGCTGATTTACGCTTCATTCGTCTGCTCCAAATTTAGTTCGCTGTCAAATAAAATAGCCATTAAACGTCTGTCTGCTGCAACACGTAAACGCAATTCTTCGCTTGCTTCAGTCTCTTCAAACCCCTCAATATCGGAGTCTAAAAGGCGTTGTAATAACCCTTTGATTACTGCAGTGTCGTTGCTAGTACGAAAACGTCGTAACGCCAACACTTCTTTTTTTGATAATGTTAAACTCATTGTGCTCACTGGCAACCCCCTAAGGCATTTAATTTTGTAGCTAACGTATAGGCTTGGTCAACTTCTTCAAATGCCATTGTCATTTCATAAGTACCATTTGGCGTATACTTAGCCCCTTCAACTTCCACTGACATCTCATACTCGCCAGGTGGTAGATAAATTTCATCACACGTTGCTCCGAAACAGTAGCAAAATGTGTCTACAGAACAACCCTCAATAACAGGCACCTTACGGTAGAACGTTACGAGTGGATTATTCATCATTTCTTCGGGGGTTTGAATGTGTACGAGGGTGAGGTCACTGATAACAATCGTTTCATCTTCTTTGTAATCAGCTGACGCATCATCTCCGTAAACGGTAATTGGGATTTCAATTACTTTGGTTTTCATCACATTGCTCCAGGTTGACCATTATTTTGCCCTACTGCGCCTTGATTAGCAATAGCATCCATCGCGGCACCACTTCGTGCATCAAGTTGTCCGTCAACCAATGGCTGTGTTTGTGGTTGTTGTCCAACAGATTGATTCATCACTTGTTGTAAATCGTGATTAGGGAAAATGTCTTCAGTGTCAATACCAGCACTTTCAAATAGTTTAGCCAATAATGTTCTAACTGCAGAGCCCGGTATGATTGGTTGTCCTGTTTCATCTTGCTGACCAACCCAACCTGAAATTGATTGTACTACCCACTCAAGTTTTTGCTCTTTGTTTTCTTTCTCTACAATACCACTTACACCACGTGCATAAACACGAATATCGCCTTGTATTGCTGGGTCATTAGAGAACATTAAGTGGTAGTCAATAAATGATTGGATAACCGGTTCAATAATATTTTCTTCTACAATTCGCAATGCGAATTTTACAGACTTACTGGCTTGGTTCAACACCATTGCCACACCGCCTGATGTACGTCCTACTGTACCAAGATTTTGACTAGATCCGAATGCCACTCGTGGAATACCAATGATCTCATAACCTTGTTGTTGGAACCGTTCAAAAGTTGTCATTAGGTTTTGAGAAATATCTGGGATTAAGTAGTAACGGTATGTTGGTTGTCCACCATACTTAGGATCATTGTCCACCAATCGAATTTGATTTGGTTGTATTACACGTGGGTCGTCATTTGAATCTACCAATCGCTCTGGGTCTACTTCACCTTGAATACCGGACGCATACTCCATATTTCGCACGAGCGCACGAATCGTAGCAGCACATACATCATGAACACCTTTAAGACGAGATACAGGACTCTCACCCCAAATTTTGCCAGGAATAGGTTCAAACGATGCGGCAAAGAATGGTCTGCGACCAAGTGGATCCGGATTCAGGTTCGCTTTGATGATGATGTCATCTACCATCCAGATTTCAGCTTCGTAGGTACGATGGACGTCACCCACTTCCATACCAAACGTTTCAAGAATATCGCCACGAATAGAGCCATAAAAGCCAATCGTATCGTAGAACCCTTGAGCCGAGTCGTGTTCTCCATCACCAACCTCCACATCATCTGTTACTTCTTCACCATGTTCTCCGTCTTCATACGGCTCGATATACCCACCTGGATATGTGGTATACACTTCTTCAATACCGTCTGCATGGAACCCTGGTACGCTGTATAAATCAATAAGCTCAGACTTACTCATTTTACGTCGTTCAATAACAAACTCCGCTGTCTCTAACGACTTAGCATGAGGTGCCGGATAGATGTCGAAGGGGCTGATGTTCTCTACTGCACGAACCATCTTGTCCTTGACAACCATTCGGTTTCCACTCCAGTCTTTCTGTTTGACCACCTTAACACACGGTGCTTTCATAAAGGCTGCAGGGAATACAACAAAGTTATAGAGGAAGTCTCCAAACTCTTTTACCCACTCTGCATCTCTCAAGTTGTCTTGGATAAGTAAATTCATCGCGGCAGCTGCGCGATCGGCAATCTCTTGTTGCTCCAGCTTAACTGCCTCACGCAACTCATTACCAATATCTACAGCTTGCTCTTTTGTCATCTGACCCTGTATGTAACCAATTTCAACTAATGAACGCTCCAACACTTCTGCAGCTAGTTCTTTAGCATCTTCATTGAGTTCAGCAATCGGGGTTGATTTAATGACAAAAGGGTTGTCGATAGAGTTAGAAAACACATCTCGTAACAACCCAACTACACCACGAACAATCGGTGATGTGATATTCATTTCAACACGAACATCATCACATGTCTCGCACTGGTCATCACCACGTACTTGACGAAGACATTGTTTTAACCGTTCGTATTCTTCTGCTTTGGCTGATTTCGCTTCTTCAAAACGGTGGCGAACATAGGAAGCCAGCTCGTCTTGGAGCTTTTTAATCTTTTTACTCGCCACGTCCCTACTCCTTACTTAGCGGTACGACCACGACGGCAAGGGCACACACCTTTAGGCTTAGCTTGTGGAACCCCACGAAATACTGTCTGCATTTCTATCTCCTATCTCAATAATCTTGTGTTCAGTGGAGGTAGATTAGAAAATCTACTACGTTTCTTTCGTGATCCTAGCATACTTGACATTCCTAAGCAAAGATATTGCGTACAGTCTGCCAACTCTGATACCCAGTTCACGTGCGATTTTGTTGGCTTATCCATAAACACCCCATTCGCACCACGTTTCATCTCATAGATATAATCTGACCCTAGTGCCTGAATAAGCAACTTACATTTTGAACTCACCTGCAGCATTGGGCGTCCACCCTCTACTGTGCGAGTAAGATATTGTTTCACGGCCTCAATACGTGGCTCAAGTCGGTTAGATGGATCTGGATTCTTAATATAAATCCCATTATCCTTCAACACCTCAAATGGGGTCAGCTCAACTGCCTGCGTTTTCTGTTCACCTGCAGGGTCACCCCAGCCATCTTCAATCCATGCCTTAGGATAGGTACGACGTAAGTGCGGTAAAATTTCTGTCCGTGCCAATGTGTCCACCGCCATGTCCTCACCGTACATCTCATCAATGATCACAATCGCACCTGACGGCATTTGCACGGCTACAATACAGCATGGTGTGCGCCCAAAGTCGAATGCAAGGTACATCGGGAACCCACCTGACAAGTCCAGTGTGCTCTCGTCCACCACATGAAAGTCTCGGTTAAACTCTGGGAACACTAATTTACCTGTTACAAGATCTGCAAAGTCACCCTGCACATAGGCTTGGATGTCTGCCTTCTTGCCACCCAGCATATCGAAGTAATACCCATACCCTTCTGCAAGATTGTCAATATTCTCAGCTCTTGGATTAGGTACCCAGTCCCCATCACGATTCTGAAGAAGTGCGGCAGGTTGTTTAAAGAACTCAAAGAACTTCCGGTTAGACCCTTTCTCCGTTCTTTTGAACTCCTCATCCTTTTTCCCCAGATACCAGTCATAAAGCCAGTGGTTTTTACGTGGTCCGTTGGTGGCCATCATTACACCTGACCACGTACACTTCCCTAACACACCTGATGGATAACGACCAATACGTCGTGCTGCAGCTAAAACGATGTCTTCTGACATCTCAGAAATCTCATCAAGGAACACCATCGTCGGCTCATACCCCAATAGTTTTGAAATAGAGTCAGGCGTATCAAACGAAATAAACTCAACATCACACTGCACTTTAGTGTCATCACCTAGCAACAAATACAGCCCCGCTCGTAATGGCGCAGCACCTGTTTTAAACCATGCGAGATTCCCCCACATACGTTTAAATGTGTCAATCGTATTAGACTTCAAGACCTGATAAGTATTGCGCCCCACCATCACTTTGGTGTATCTTACCCCTTCGTGATTCGGTTCTTGCATACAAGCACGACGTAGAATTTCCATCGCCATAAAAGATGTCTTACCCGTATTACCAGTCGCAAACACTTTCCCATTATGGCGTGCAATGAACATTCCTGTTGTCGTCTCTAAACAGTATTTTTTACCATCCACTGCAGGAACACGCTCCCATCTACAAGTAGTCATATTGATCCACTCAGCTTGCTTTCCACTGCATGTCGCTCGGTAGGTCGGGTTCCAGTTAGGCTTGTCATAAGTCTCAACCATAATCTTAGATGGCATACCAGTTGCACAAAATGCAAATTGAACAAAGTCAATATTACTACGGACGTTAGATGTGTAATATGAACCTTTCTCACCTCTATGGGCGTCCCAGTACATCACCTCATCAACAATAACCTCCAGCTGTGCACGGCTCGCCTTATAAAATCTTGACAAGTCTTTACTGTACTCAGGTGGGACAAATCTAAATGTGGTCTCTGTTGGTCTGCCATTATAATTGTGTTCAGTATAGGCAATACCCGCTTTATCTAGCAGATACCGAATACGCTCCTTTTTCCGCTCCTTCCGCACGGTGACAATCGCTTTATTACCTCTATCTGGCAATGACCCATCTGCTGACAACATCACACATACACGAATCTGGTCATCCGTAAGTGGATAATGTGTATCTGATTTATAATCAAACACCGTGCGAATTTCTGCATTTCGTTTAGTGCCACCAGCCCACTGCTGACCAAGTTCACCTCCGCTGACTACGTGCCACGGTGCCTCAATCTTCCCAAATTTCTTCTGGTCATATTTAGTCTTATACCACACACGATGTTCATCACTGACAACCATATCAAGTGTCGCAGCATTGACAAACCGATTAAACCCTTCAGGGCAATCAAACACCACAGGCTTAACTTTAGAAAACGCTGCCGTGTCATCATCCGGATTATAGACCAACGCCTCCTCTGGCATCGTATCAAGACGCACCCACCCATCTCTTGTCATCACTTCTGTCTCTGCAGGAAGACACCCTGCAGGGCCAACTACGCACTTCACCTTCGCATCAGAAATAGCAAACTTATGAAGCGTAGGATATTTCTCCATTGGATAAATCTGATTATACACGCTCTACCTCCGCGTCCACGACTCCCGTCATATCATAATTCGATGCCACTTTTGCAAACGTCTCATTAACCGGCACATCAGCTGGCAACGGCTTTAGCTTATGCAAATCTGCCCCATAGGCGATGTTCACCACCGTGCCTTGGTTAACTGGCCCTGTGATCTCTGCTGCAACTTGTTTACGTAGTGACTCACTGCCAATTACTTTAAACAAGAAATCACCTGTCTTAATCAACTCAGGCGTCGTCATCACACCTTGTGCCACCCGTCCCTGCAGACTGAGCACCACCGCCTCCAGTGCCTCAGCAGCTTTAATCTGCACCACTGCATAGTCAGAACTCGCCAGCGTCTTACGTAAGTTCGCGACGTGCGTCAAGAACAACGGCATCTTGGCAATCGTCTGAAAGTCCTCAGGTGTCAACTCATAAGACGTCAGCACACCCATCGCATCGGTCTTGCCATACAGGACAATGTCTCTGGCAAAGTCAGGTAAATAGACGTGCTTATAATATTGGTCTTTCATCCCTACGTCTTTTATCTGCTTCACCACGTCATCTTCTAATTTCATTTTTCACTCCGTGGGGTAAAATGTTCTTTACAGTATAACACAAGGAACACATTATGCCATTTGTACAATATATGACGGGTGGAACATTCGGCCCTGGCATGACATTTAAAGACGATATTTATTTTGAAAACTGCACATTTCTCGCACAATGCCAGTTCGGAGAACGCTGTTTTTTCATCAACTGCAAATTCCAAAAATGCTGTCCACCCTATTTCCGCAACCCACCGAGTTCTATGAAAGAGGGCTGTTTCCTAAAAGGCTGCACCCTAGAATATGTCACCGTCCCGAAAGGCTGTGTACTTTACGACTGCACGAACACGGGCAATCGCGTCCAGCTACAAGGTACCCAAAACCCACCAAACCAATCTTATGGCGGAGCAGGTCAGTCAGACAAACCCGTCACCCAATTCAACGACTTCGACTCTCAGCAATTTAACCCAGACATCCACGGCCCAACCAAACAGACCTACGACAAGACTCTCGGCTACAACAAAGACGCCACCGCCACCACCAGCAAGGCATGGAAATAGAAAAAGTCCTGCGGGCTACAGACCTACAGGACTTCGTACTTCTTAACTTTTTAACCTAAAAGGAAACCCAAGATCTTACTCCTGGTGCCAGACCGCCAGAGGGTCCCCCACTGAATACCCAATGCCCCCTAACGGCTGACGGACACATTATGCCACGTCATCGTTTAGGTGTAAATAGGTTCTCATAAATAGTGGAGATGACCTTGACAAACATCTTATGACTAAGTTTGCCTCGCATCTTCTGTGCTTGTTTACTCACCACCATTGGTCGCCCAAGGTCGTCCACCGTCAGCACAGCAGAAAACATCCCCTTGTCTGCACTTGGCACAATCTCCACACCAAAATACGGGCACTTCTTCCCGTTAGCATGGAAATTCAATAAGACCGCATCGAGCTTCTCCAGACTGCTGTACTTGTTTGTCTTGAGCAGTTTCTGGAAATACTCCACCACCAGTACAGTCGTAAAATGGGCTGCCGCCAACGTCTCCAAGTCAGTGTGGGAGATTTTGGCTGTCTCTCGGACGGGCGACAGTTTTCCTGCTTCACGCATCTCTCGCACTTTACAGTGGATTGAGTTCTGCGTTCTCCCCATCTCTTTGGCAATCTGCTTTTCACTCAGACCTTCGCCTCTAAGACGGATAATCAATTCTTCATCAGCGGCTGTATATGCCTTACGTTTTTTCATAACACCCTCGCTATACCGAGCACTATATACTAGGGTGCTCTAAATTGCAAGCAAAAAAAATAGCCCGTGGGTAAACATCGGGCTAATTCCTAAGGACTACCTATATAAAGGTTTCATCATGAAAAACTCACTTAGCCAAACACACTCTGCTCAAATGTATTTGATAAAGTAAATTTACACAGTGCGTATGCAGTGCACGTCTCGTAAGTTGGCGCAGAGACCAGGAATTGAACCTGGGACGCGAGGCTCTTCAGGCGACCACTCTACCAACTGAGCTACCTCTGCGTGTTGTGTAGCTAAAAAAGCTACGCTGCTGCAGTTATCTCTGCATTAGCGGGGTGATGAGGGCAGGACTCGAACCTGCATAACCACCGTGACAGGATGGTGTAATTATCCATTATACGACACTCATCATAGGTGGACGGTGGCCGGATTCGAACCGACGTATCAGAGTTTAACAGCTCTGTGCACTAGGCCGCTATGCTACACCCCCCCATTGGGTGTCGTAGGAGGGATTTTCACCCACGTTGCTGTAGGACTAACAGCACTTGCTCACCGGCTCTACGACATTGGTGCCAGCACACTCCCCAGTTTGCGGGTGCTCTTGCGTCCATTGGGAAGGCAATGGAACTGACGTTGGAAGCGAGGGCCGGATTTGCACTGGCGACCTCTTGGGTATGAACCAAGCAAGCTACTACTGCTCTACCTCGCTAATTTGGCACCTAGGCGGGCAGCTTCGGTGCCTGGCAATCTCAACTTGTTCTAAGTGTTGTTTGCAGGGGGCATTATAGGACGACAGGGGTGGGGTGTCAATAGAGTAGGTAAAATTTATTTATGATATTTTTGAGTGGGTGGGAGGGGGTGGATGTCATATTTGAAATTTGGTGACTTTGTACCTGCAGGGAGTGGTGGCAGGTATAGATGGGGTTTCTAAGATACTAAGTGACTTTGTACCCGCAGGGGGTGGGGGTGTGAAAATGCTGGTGTGCAGGAAAAGTTTATATGTGTGCTTGGTTACTTAAGGGTGGGAGTTGGAATTGTTACTCATGTGCTTGGTTGTTTGGTGTACACATACAAAAAAGTGGGGGGGTGCCTTATATCTACAGCAGTATAGCCTATGATAGTAGAAGGGGCTGCAGAAATGTGAGTGTCCAGTGGGGGGCGTACCCGTCCGCACACGAAAGAACTGAGCAGGTGCGTGAGTAAGTTATGTGATTGGATTGGCTTGCACGTTTTCAAAACGGCACAAAACTTTTCATTCTTCCCCCCTTCTTCCTTCTGTTCTGGTGATAGTTATACCACAACACACTATGTAGCTTTGTTTATTTTTTAATCAAATGAAAAATAATTTTTAATTATTTATTGACTATATTATTGGTTCATGTATAATAAGCGACAAGTAAAGAGGACAAGGCTTTACGATAAAAGCAAAATTATTTGCTATCTATTAAATTAGTGAGGATTCTCAAAATGATTAAAAATTTATTGGTTAGATTTTTTGGTTATCGTGTTGGGCAAGTTGTAAGACTTGTTGATTTTGACAAGTTAGAAACTGTTTGCGAAAACTCAACATTCAAGGCTTTTGATGCAATAAAGGGGAAATTCGGTTACTGGATTATTTTGAATAGCGATCTTAATCGCTATGTAGTAGCTCGCAAATATCGCCTTTAATTGGTAGCCTTTTTCACTGTTTAGGAGATAAAGAAAACAGTATCTAGATATTGGTAAACAACTAAAAACAAAAAGGAACAAATCATGACTAATTACAATGAAAAATTACAAGCTTTAGAAAATATTTTAGGAAAAAGTGCAAAAGAAATTGAATCATTAAAAAGCGAAAAAATTGCCTTTACTGATGAAGAAAAAGCAACGTTAAAAGACGCATTGCATACTAACTACTCTACGGCTTTTCAGATCCGTGAAATGTTACGCAACAATAAGCCTTTCTATGTATCACTATTATTGAGTGATTTAGATAGAAACACAGAAAACGCAAATTGCTTTAAGTCGATTTTTGGCGATGTTACGCCAAACAAAACAGCCGTAAGAGTAAAAGAAGTCACTGAAGAACTAGAAAACTTCTGCAATGCTTTAAGCCTAGAAATAAATAAAGAACTAAGCCTAATATTCTGTACTGATAACCGCAACACTAACGCAACATTGCGCAATAAAGTCGTAGAACTCGGCTTGATGGTCAAAGACAAGGTAAACTATAAAATGCCTGAATTCCAGGCTCTAGTGAAGTTTCTCGATGAATTAAGAAACGATCTCAATGGTGAGATCGGGCAAAAAGAGAAAGGGAAAGGCAAGAAAGAGGATCAGATTCTTCGTGAACTTAAATACATTGAGGAAAAATTCAACACTCAATGGAACGAAGAAGAACAAGCCTCAATTCTCAAAACACTTGAGGCAACACTCAAAGCAATCAAAAAACAAGTGAAGAAATAAAGAACAAAGCCTAGCGGATAATGCTAGGCTTTTTTATTGCCTATTTTTAGCCGTTATTAAAACGGCTTTTTTATTACCTGAAGTTTTTGCATTGCCGGACGTTTACAAAACGGCTAAGTAGCTCAGTGACTCAGTGACTCAGTCACTGAGTGATGATAGTAGCTGCGATGGGTAGTGGTGAGGTTATGTGGTTTGTTGGGTAGGGTTTTTGTGTTGCATGTGAGAAGTTGTTTGGTGTGCTCGGTTGTTTGGTGTTCACACGGGAAAAATGTCGTGTGAAATGGTGTTAGCACAAAAAGAAGTTGCACAAATGAGAGCATTTTGTTGTTTTATATATAATATAATAAATAAATAAATAATTATATAATAATAGTGTTTTTTAAAGAAATAACCGTTTTGCAGATCGCTTTTTTTTGCTTTTTTTTTGGGGGGTAAAAAAGCGATCAGCAAATTGCCTATTTTTTTTCATACCCAAAAACACAAAATAACTAAATAAAAACAGTTAATTTTATGTTTCGTTCGTACACCAACCTACAAACCATAGAATCGATTCCATGGTGGTGAGTGGTCACTTTTTGAGCAGGTCAAAAAATATACAAAACAGTGTTTGCACGATTTATAAAATCACAAAAGCAACCATTTCACATAAAAATCCTGTGTGAACACCAAAGCACAAAAGAACGGAGGAGCGCATTTCGTTGGTCACACGGGAAAAATCCGTGTGAGCCAATCCACATATAACATCATTATGTGTGAAGAAACCCATGCAAACAATTTAACCCTGGCTAATTAGCCCTGGCTAACTAAAGAGGGTGTTAAAAAACATTGCTAGAATACAACGAAAAACAAAATCAAATTTTTTAAATGAAATATTCAAATAATGTTGACAACATAGAAAAGCCTGTTAGAATAGGCATTACAAGGAATAAGTTTTCTTTTTACTATACTAATAACATAAAACGAAAAATGATTTTAAATTTTTTCAATAATGGTATTGACAGGTAGGAAGAAAAAGGGTTATAATGACCACAACAAAGAGAAAGAAAACACGATATATTTATGCAATAGATTTCTAGTGGTTTCTAATGTCTGATTATCTTGTTTTTCCCTTAACTATTGATTAGCTAGGGCAAAATAGGCGGGGCTTGCGCATACTTGTATGCATATGTTGAGGGCTTTTATACCTGAAAGAAGTGCCAGCCACTCAGCCGTTCTAATAACGGCTAACCACCAACGAGGGAAACAAAATGACAACTTACTATTATTTCAATGCGATGTGCGAATTGGCAGAGACTGCAGAGTATGCGACAGATGCAGAGGCGTTCGATCATTGTTTTACAAACCCAGCGATTTTTGCGTGGAATGATAAACCTGAGATTGATTGCACGGCTGTGCAAGACGGAGAAGAGCGATGAAATTTAAAGACGAAGGTACACAAATTTGGTGGGATAACTTGCCAAAGGACAAAAGAGACGCAGTAATTAAAGCCTATAAGTGCTACGATGAAATGCGCAACACACCATTGGTGGACGACTTGCTTATTCGCTGTGCGCGAGCAGTTGACCTTGAGTATGAACGTATGCAGAGGGAGGCATAATATGGCAACAGGTGAAGATATGGACGTTCTTAAAACGGCTGAGGAGAAAAAGAAAATGAGTAACGAAAATAATAAGTGCGTCATCTTACGCAAGTTGATGACCACCCTTGACAGAACACTGGAGAGTGGTGTGGTCAAAGGGTTGTGTCAGAACATTGCACAACGCTTGGGTAACTACTGCGCAGATGGGACATCATTTAATGCACCGACGCTGGACGACTTTTTTGAGGTTGATGTGATTAGACAGCGAGTATTAGACGCTGTAATGGTGGACGTGAATGAGAATGTTGAGTTGCCAGAAGAGTTAGATTGCTCAGTGGGTGCAGGTACATTGCTCTTTGCACTTCATGAGTATCAACACCGTTACCACGAGGACGATGATCCGTTGTTGGTGAATGGATTCTCGACACTTGAGTGCCGCGCACGTAACAATATGGAGTCCCGCCTTGGAAATGATGGGTGGGGATATATGCAGTTGGCAATGAGCCGTGCGTACCAGTCAGCATTGGCTGGGCACGGTCATGAGATGGTGTACCGACTTGTTGAGGTACGGCAAGCACTGCAGGACTGGCTACCTGCAGGGTATGAGAAAATTTTTATTGATTATAAATAGGAGGTTGGTATGGGGTTTGTATTTGACAACACAGAGGATGACAAAGTCCTCGACAGAATGTTGAGCATGGCAGATGACATTGATGGCAAGGTTGGCACGTATGCGTGTGATTTGCGTGATGAACTATTTAATGAAGAACCAGCGTTTACTTATGTGAGTTTGGCGGAAGAGGCGTGTGACTCAGTCGGTACGTGGTCAGCAATTCGATTGGTGATGAAGTATGAACAGGATAATTTTGGTCAGGTGCACACTGAGATTGACCCTTGCCATATTGCCAATATGTGCGTGTACATCTATGGCGGGTTTTTCCTCAATCAGAGCGAGCACTTGCAGCGTAAGTGGGATAGCAAACTCACTAAGCGAGACATCAACAAAATCAAGAAAGAACTACAGACCTTCTTAAATGAGGGTGTGTCACATCGTGAGTTTGATGGCATGGTGTGGGATGAGTACGGGTCATATTAGCCGTTCTTAAAACGGCTGAATTTAAATTACGTAGGATGTATAGAATGAAATTTAAAGAGATTGAATTTGACAGCAACAACGTTGTTGCAGCAGCAGAATATGAAGATGGTGCGCGTATTATTTTCTGATGGGATCATGATTCAGAATCACCGCGTGAATGGGATAACATTGGCACATTGAGTATGTGGCACAGACGTTACAACTTACCGTGTGAAGGTGGGTGTGGAGACGCACCGAGCCGTGAAGATTTTATTGATTGGTGTGAGAACAATGATGTACGACCAACTTGTTCCGGGCAAGAGGTTGTGGAGCAGTTAGGTGTTGAGTGGTTCATGATGTGGGGTAATTATTATCTTGATCATTGTGAAGGCTGGACAACTAATAAATGGCAAGACCGTCTTGTTGAACGAGCGATGAATTACATCAATAAAAATTATGTATGGAGTTTGGTTGGGATGTATGACCACTCAGGGTTACTGTTCTCACACGTGTCATCTTATAACTACGGTGACTGGGACAGCGGCGTGGTTGGTTGCCACTATGTGAGTGTGGAGAAGTTGGCGGAAGAGTTCCCAGGGATGACTAATGAACAACGTATCATCGCAGCTAATGACCATCTAAAAGATGAGTTGAATACGTATGACATGTGGCAGCGTGGCAGCGTGGTGTGGTTTGAATTACTGGACAAAGATGGTGAAACCATTGACAGCTGTAGTGGGTTCATTACAGACAAATATAAAGTGGCTGACTTGATTAAAGAGGTGGCTGATAATTTACCAGGAGATTATGGGGTGACAAATGAGTGTTGAGTATAAAAGTGTGGCTATGCCTGAGTTATTACGTGAGTATCCAAAATATATTAAGTTGGGGGATAGCACCGCGCTTGACGGTGGTGTTTATATAGAAAGACCTAAATGGAGTTGCGGTTGGTATTGGGGATTTGGGTATCTTCAGCGTTGGAATTATAGAACACAAGATATTGACTTCCATACACACATTGATTCTAGATTTTCTTTCAACAAAGATGGTAAACAGTGCATCTGGCTTGAGGGCATGAAGGATTTATTAGACAAGGGTGATGTATTTGAAAGTGACAAAGACCGTTGGAAATTTCTTGAGATTGTGAAGACTATTTATTCACTACAAGAAACAGCTGAAGTGTTGGGGCGTGGTGGCTCACACTACACAGCAAACCCTTGTGCGGAGTTGATCATGAACCACGACGAAGTGCGACGCATTAACTGCAAGGTTATCCCTGCACTCATTGATGAGATGTATAAGTTGCTAGAGGCAAATGGCGCATTAACTAAGAACCCATAGGAGTAAGTGGTGAGATTTTTTATTGGTTATTTATGGGACTTTAGTGAGACACCCCACCAGCAGTGGGCAGTGTTTGCTGAAGAACGTGACAAGACAGTGTTGTACTTCAAGTCGTTACACGGCAAGCCAGCTGCAGAGCGGGTGTGTAATCGTGCTAAATATGACTATGCGAGATTGCATACAACAACAGACATTGGTAGTAGCGTGATGGCACACCCTGAAGTGACGAAGAAACTGGGTAAGAAAGGACAGGAGATTGGGTATGAACTCAAGTAAAGAATTAGATCGTGAAGTCGAGCTACCTTACAAAGTGCATCAGTACAAGTTGATTGACAAGCGATACATTTCATTCCTCGCACCGCCAACTAAGCGGTTCAAGATTGAAAGTGATGTGCCGTGTGAAGATGAACAAGGCAACTGGAGATATAAAGCACAATGGATCAACGGGTTCGTATGGGTATCGGTTGAGGTAGGTGCATACGGCAGTAAAAAAATGTGGGAACACTTCACCGATAACGTGAAACTTCTCAAACGTGAGAAAGATGTGCGTATCAAATTTGAAGAAGACTTGGACAAGATTTATGCACTTGCAAAAAAAGTGCTAGGCGTTTAATAGGAGAATAATATGAGCCTTACAGTTGAGAATATTATTAGTCGTAACAAACCAATGTGTGAGTACACAACACAACATATCGGTGCACTTCATCTCTATGAGATGCTTGGTGATTATGTGGTGCTCTATCGACCAAACCTCAACAATGTTGATCTTATTGTCTTAACACTCACTGGGTCGTTTCCTCACGCAGCAGGTGTGTATGAGGCTGTTGAGAAACAAATGAAGGAGGTTGAGAAAGGGATGAACTTTATCAGCCAAGAGTTGCGCACTCACATTGCGAAGACGAGTGGTGGCTACGCATACCGACAAGTGGCAGACGCATCGGGGTATCGTACCGCATCAAACTACGGCAATGTTATTCAAGGTATGGATGACGTTATTGCACCGATTATTGAAGAGTATTTAACGCAGGAGTAGGACAATGTTGGTAATCAATAAACAAACAATGTATGAAGCTGTGTGCCGGGCACAAAGTGAAGAAGTGCACCCAGAAGACTACGGCTTTGAAAACAACGATTATGAGTCGTTGTGGCACGCTGTGCAGGCGAATGGGCACTTGCTAATGGTAGATGAAGACGGTGGGATGTTCCGTGATGAAGGTAATCACCCAGTCTATCTATATAAAGAGTGTGGGTTCGACACACCTGAGCAACTTCAGTTAGTGTGGGCACAATCAAAAAGTACGGTCGAATTATTCGCAGAATATGTAGGAGTAAAACTATGAAGAAAAATGCGTAAGGTATTAGCATTAGCCGTTCTCACAATGGCTGGATGTGGCTCGACTATCATCAACCAATTGGAGGGATAATATGGGACTTCATGAAAAATGGTTGCAGTTGTGGGCTGACAAACCTGTCCTAGACTGAGTTGATTTGATTGACAACAATCCTGAGCTTGTACAAAAGATAAATTATGACTTTTACTATATTGGCACAATGTCAATTTATGTTGGTGGTAGCAGTATGAGCACTATGGTTGCTGGCCAAATTTATTATTGGTGCAATAACAAGGAGAACTAAATGAAAGATTGGAAATGGTGGTTTAAAACATTTGTGATTGCAGGATCTATTTATTTTGTCGTGTTATGTATTGTGGTGTTCTGCTTAATGAAGGCAGGCGGATATTGGTAAGGGGGGGAATAATGGTTTATACAATTTGTAAGACGGTACCCACAGAATGGGACGGCAAGCATTATTTAATCTGTACCCATCATTTTAATAGTCGTTCTTATATAAACTATTTAATGCACTGTAATGTAATCAAAGAAATGCCTGATGGACGATTAAAAATTAAAGTGTTTGGTTATCGTTGGACTAAATCTGATGGATATAAAATCCGATATGTTGATAAGTACAGAGTGAGAAATTCAGATGAGTATAAAACAGATTAAGTATTTAGGTAGTGGGTGCTTAAACTTGACGTGTTTGCGCCCGACAGAAGCATTGAAGTTTGCAAAATTTATTGCACCTGTGGAGTTTGATCCACTGCGTGAGTTGTTCACAATCCCGGACGGTGGCATGACAAAGGACGAAGTAACGGAGCGTGTAAACAAGATTGTGGCAATTGTAAAAAGCCATAAAAACATTGATACAGTTTGGCTGCGTCCGCTTGTGATTGGCATCCCACTACACGGATTAGTTGAAGATGCGTTGTTGTGTGAAGGTTATAAGGTCGTGTATCAACGTACTGAGTTGGTTGGATTCAACGGACAAGGACAACCAAAATATAAACAAGATGGCTGGTGGGAGGTGACTTATGAGTAAGAAGCCAACAGTATGGGTAAGTGCAAATGACCTCACTGAAGAGGAAACACTTGGGATATTAGGCCTTGCTAGACAGAAGTTAGTTAAAAATGGCGAGTGCCTTGAGTGGGGTTTTGCTAAAGCCAGTGGCAATGGTCATTCAGTTAAACTGAAGACGATTGATCCTAGCTACACATATAGAGCGTGCACGCTTGATGTGTTGATGAAACAAGCGGGTAAGGAGATGTCACCACACTCTCTTTACCGTCGCACATGTAACAACCCACGCTGTATGAATACAGAGCACTGTTACCCGAAACCTGTAGATTATCCACAAGGTGAAGAGTCGTCCCAATACCAGCACGACTACAAACTAGCAGTTCGTATGTTGCAGAATGGGTGGGCATTGGGTGATGTTTCTGCGTCAACGTCTAAAGTTATGTTAACTGTAGTGAAAACTGCAGGTGTAGACTATTCAAAAGATGCTGCAGAACGTAATCCGCTCTCTTATCTTGAGCTGTTGAAAGTGGCGGAGTATCTACGCAAGGTAGGTAACAAAGACCTCGATATTGATGATGTGGTAATAGGAACAGGTATTGAGTTTGAAAGACTGGTGGTGAATGGTGCAGCAATTAAAGCCATGCGTCGTCGAGACCTCGACACAGTTGTGTGGATGTTGTCGCTATTGTGTGATGGTTTCCCAATGGTTAAAGCCTGTGAATTGGTAGGTAAAAACTTTATGTACGGGGCACAATTATTTGGAGCATGTTATGGAAACTAAACCTGTGTTTGTTCACCCACCCTTTGAAGAACTTGAAAAGATGTTTATGCAGTGCCCGACGTTTAGAGAACGGCACTGCTGGGTGAGTGATGAGCGTCGTAAGGCGTTGGTTGTAGAGTTTGCACGTAAGCTCACACCGAATGATTGGGTCATGTTACCTTATATCATAAGTAAGATTTGTTATCTCAGCGATGTCCCTGCAGAGCCTATTAAGGGTGAGAAAATACCTTGGCATAAGTGGTATCGGTATGAAGTGCGAACCCGCTTAGATACGCGTGATGAGGTTGCTTATGTGGTGTTAGAGCTTGAGCATACATTCCGCAACAAAGTATTCGGTGCAGGTATTCGGGAAGTATGGGTGGCGGTTGATGTGCTTGTCAAAGTAGCCGAGCAACTAAGAGACGACTTGGCTACAGTGTTCAATGATCCAGTTCATGTGGCAACCATACGGTCTTGCGCCTTTGCACAACCGTCTGAAGGCCTAAAGTTCGATCGCCCGCAGTTCTGGTTTTCTGACCAACCCTTTAAGCCTGTAGAGATGTGGGAGGACGGAGATGAAACAGGCACTAAGTAATTTAAAAATACGGGCAGATGAAATTGTCCGCACTTTACGATGGGCACTGCCACGCAATGACAAGTGGCAAGCATATATTGGTATGTTGATGTACCACACTACTGAGGTTTGCAATATAGCTTACAGCCGAGCAAAGTATCGCTATGGTGTGGAGATTGAGTTTGACTTTAAATTTCGTGATGAAGAAAATCAGCAGGTAACTGCAATCGTTACACGCAATCTACTACGTACTGCACTGAGCAAGAATACATACTCAGTGCAACGTGATGAATCGTTGGCATGCGGGTTTGAAATTATCACTGCACCTTTTTCGTTGAACACGATGAAGAAACTTCAAGTGGTGTTTGATGATGAGGATGTGATGAAATGTTTGGATAAACGAACTGACACATCAGGTCTCCATATCACAGTAGATCCATTTGAAACTCGTGAACAGGAGAGACGATTCTTCGATTATTTTAACGACCCAATACGCATTAGTGAGTTGGAAAAGGTGATTGGCAGATTGCCAAATAAGTATTGCCGGTTCAGAGACTTGAAAAACGGTTTACGGATAATCAAGGATCATAGATATATAGTGCACATCAGAAAGAACCGAGCACTGGAAGTGCGGGCCTTCAAGTCACCAAACACGTGGGATGAGTTTTGGCAACGGCTACTGCTGGTTCATCGGGTAAACAAGATGGTGCGTGAAACAGATTTATCTGTAGATAAAATCCACAAAAAAATAATGCGAGGAGTAAAATAATGGTTGACACAACACCCCAAACAGGGCACAATGTTTTACAAGGTGTTAGACGGAAGAAGTCCACCACAGTAGCGAAGACGCCTGAGGGCAGAGTGAAGTCGTTGGTGCGAGAGATTTTGGATAACACGCCCTTCTGTTGGTATTTCATGCCAGTACAGAACGGGATGGGGCAGAGCGGAATACCTGATTTTATCTGCTGTGTGCGTGGCAAGTTGCTAGGTATTGAAACAAAAAGTAAATACTCGTCACGTAAACTCACGGCACTGCAGGCAAAACAAATTCGCCTTATTAACGAAGCTCAAGGGATTGCACTTATGGTGAATGAGGACAACCTTGATGAGCTAAAACAGATACTGCAGGATCTATGAATATTTTATTTGTCGACTTCGAGACATACTACGACGGAGACTTCAATCTTAAAGAAGCTGATTCCTCTGCCGAGTATGTGATGACCACACCCATTCAGCTGATGGGGTGGGCACTCAATAACGAGCCGATTCAAATGGCTGTGGGTGAAGAAGAGACTAAGCGTGTGTTGTCCAGTATTGACTGGGCAACCACAGCACTCGTCAGCCACAACATTCGATTTGATGGACGACTTGTCCACCAGCGGCTCGGACATAACCCAGTGATGTATTTCGATACGATGGGCTTTATGGCAGCACTGCGTTATGACGTGGTGTTCGGTGGCCTCAAGTTAAGCCACCTTGCTAAAATACTGAAGGGCGAAGGCGTTGCCGTCTTAGACAAGGGTGAAGAGGTGAAGGAAGCCAAAGGCAAACATCTTTACCAATACCCAAATGGTCAATACTACCTAGCTGCGAAAGAGGTATCACAGGATTTCATCCGCACGCTGAACCTCACGAAGTCAGGTAAGACCAAGACAGGCAAAGCCTTCAAAGACCCTAAAGTATTTGTAGCAGAAACAATTAGCTTGTTTGAGCGATTCAAAGAATACTGTGCTAACGACGTGGACATCTGCCGTAAAGGATTTTACTTTATGGTGGGTAAGTTACCACGTGCAGAGTTGGCATACCAGGACATGATTGCACGTTGTGCGTTATACCCACAGTTGGTAATGGACTTGCCAATGCTGAAGGCAGCCAAACACAAAGCTGAGACATCACTACGGGACGCGGTGCGAGGCGTAGCTGACGATTGGTTCGACGGTGATTATGCTGAAGCTAAGGCACACTTATTATCAACTGGTAAACTAGCGATCCTGTTCAAGTTTATGGGTGGGATGACGCAAGACGAGGTGGACGATTATATCCGTACTGAAGGTTTTGATCCTGAGCCGCCATTTATTATCCCAACTAAGGTTTCTGAGAAGAAATCCGCCAAGATGGGGTACACAGTTTATGACTATGCGTTGGCTAAGAAAGATGATGGCATGGTGAAGTTATCACAGCTTGATTATGAACCATTGCAGAAAGTCTTAGCTGCTCGCAAAACGGCTGTGTATGTAAATAACTATGAGTTACCTAGACTCAACAGATTTATCAATGAACAAGAGGCTTTTGGTGCTGTAGGGATACCGCTGAAAGTAAGCGGTGCCTCGACGCACCGTCTTAGGCGGGGAGGTGTTTAACATTCAGAACCTAGCAAGTGGTCGCAATGATGGACAAGATGCAACGATGCGTAAGTCAATCATGGCACCTGCAGGACGGGTGGTGGTGGCGGCTGACTCATCAGCAGTTGAGGCACGTACACTAAGTTACATCACTAACTGTAAGTCTCAGTTAGACATCTTCTCAAGTGGTGGAGACATCTACTGTGATATGGCAGGGGCTATCTATAATGAAGACCCGGCGTTCATTCGCGCCCAACATAAAGCTGGCAATGCTGATTACACCTATAAACGACAAATGGGTAAATTTGTAGTATTAGGTTGCATGGCTGAAGACACAGGTGTTCTAACAAAAGAACGTGGATGGGTTTATATTAAAAACCTAGAGAGCCATCACCACCTTTGGGATGGTAAGAAGTGGGTCAAGCATCACGGATTGATCTACAGAGGGGTTAAGGAATGTGTCAAATATAAAGGCACATATATAACACCATACCACGAAGTAGTTGATGAGAATAATGTTTGGAGACGCGTAGCTGATTTAGTTGATGATCATTCAACATCTAGACATCATACCTATGATGTAGCGTTTGTTGGAGACAACAGCAAATTCCTCGTAAGAGGTGCATCTACACATGAGTTCTTTGTTCACAACTGTGGATATGGAATGGGTGGCCCAGGTTTCAAAGATCAAATCTTTGCACAGGCAAAAATTTTCTTGGAGACTGAAGAAGCCCAAAAACTTGTCCAGACTTATCGTAATAAGTATGTAGATATTACAAACTTCTGGAACCAATGCAACCAAGTCCTCAAAGACATGGCGGCAGGTGGTAAAGGTTGGTTTGGTGGGCCTGACGGTAAATTGTTTTACTACGACGGCACAATTCACATTGCAGGTAAACGAGTACCAAGTATCAGACTGCCTGATGGGTTGTGGTTACGTTATTGTGAATTACAAATGCGAGAGCGTAAGTATGATGATGGCACAAGTAAATATGCGTACTGCTACTATGGCATTAAAGAAGGTCGACCTACGTGGATATGGACATATGGGGCATGTCTCACTGAGAACCTCTGTATTGCAAAAGACACCCTTGTAATGACAAACAAAGGGTGGGTTAAGATTCAAGATGTTACTGAACAACACTTGTTATTTGACGGGGTTGATTGGGTTACTCACGGAGCTATGCTCTTTAAAGGTAGTAAAGAGTGTGTTATAGTTGATGGTGTTTTAATGACAAAAGACCATGAGGTATTAACAAATGACGGATGGGAAAAAGCGGGTGTACTCTTATCCAAACGGGGTACATCACAACTCAAGAGACTTGACTGGGGTTCGATATGGAAAACTCGTAGTATTACGACGACACCATACAGACGGGAAGAAGTGGTCATGGGAGTGCCAATGCGATTGTGGAGGCACGAAAATTATAGAAGGGGCAAGACTGACAGCCAATGCACGCATGGGTCTGGTATCAAATTGTGGTTGTATAACCAAACAACAGATAGGCAAGAAAAATACCAAACACGGAAAAACAAATCATCCGCTGTATTGGATATGGAGAAGTATGAAAGCGCGGTGCTTGAACCCAAAACATCGTGCATACAAGAATTACGGTGGGCGCGGTATAACAGTATGCGACCGTTGGTTGGAGTTTCAGAACTTCTGGAACGACGTATCTACTTCATACTGTTGTGGGATGGACTTGGATCGGGTAGACAACAACAAGGGGTATTCCCCCGACAACATCAGATGGATACCGAGAGAAGTGAACTGCAACAACAAACGAAACAATGTGAAAGTTATAGTGGATGGGAAAGAGTGGACGTTGAAAGCTCTGAGCGCACACTACAAGATAGGGCTATCAACCTTACAGTATCGTCGAGCGAGGGGGATTTGTGGCAGCGACCTTATAAAGCGACCAGATGTACGCAACCGGTTTACGACATCTTAGATTGTGGTCCGAGACAACGATTTGTGGTGTTAGGTGATTGTGGGCCAATGATTGTGCATAACTGCCAATCTTTAGCCTTTGCCATTATGAAATGGCAAGCCATGAATATCCACCAGCGTTATCCAATCGCATTTAACGTGCACGATGAATGGGTGACGACAGCACCAGAGAACGAAGCACAACAAGCAGCGGACTTTTTAACTGAATGTATGTCACAAGTCCCAGTGTGGGCACAAGGTTGCCCAATCGCTGCAGAGGCAGCATTCGCACAACGTTATGGAGATACATAACGAGTTATTAGGGGGTAAATGAAACTAATTATAAATAGATAGGATGGTTCATATGAATAACGAAAAAACATATTTTGAATTTTGCAAGGACTTAGATGACACAGCAAGATCTCAAATACAGTCCGCATTAGCAGAAGAATCTGTAATAAGTGCTGCGTTAATGCCGGATGCACACGGTGGGTACACAGTGCCAATCGGTTCTGTTATTGTTACAGAAGACACTATTTATCCATCGTTTGTAGGTAATGACATTGGATGTGGTGTAGCGATGTATGAGTTAAGTGCATCACTTACTGCTCATTTACAACTAATTAGAGATGCCATTGTAGAATATGTCCCAGTTGGAGACAAAGGTCATCAGCTCAAAGTAGAAGATCTTACTGATGAAGAGAAGGATTTATTTGAAAAAGTTGATACACAATACAAAGACGTATTCCTTAGACATCTAGGAACTCTTGGTGGTGGTAATCACTTTATAGAATTAGGGGTAAACACCGCAACAAATAAAATGTATTTAACAATACACACTGGGTCACGTGGAGTCGGTGGAGCTGTTGCAAAACATTGGATGACACACGCATTGGAATCATATTTCTCTGATACTGACAAGTATTGGATTGAGGCATTTAATAAATTTGGAGATGAGAATAACTGGAAAGACCACAACCCTGAAAAATGGTGGGAACGTCGTAAGGAGTTCGCTCAAAAGTATGTAGATCGGTTAATAAAGTCAGCGAAAGTTGAGGGCTTCTATCCACTCAAGTTTAGTAAATATGTGAAATCAAAAGCTGATGATTACGTGTACGATATGAATACAGCCGTCGACTTCGCTAAATTAAACCGTGGTCGAATAGCAAGATCCGTATTGAGAGCCATTCGTGAAGTTACCAGCACACCATGTGACATCAAGGTTATTACAGATACACCACATAATTATGCTGAGTTTGCAGTGATAAATGACCATGTAGTAGTTACGCACCGTAAGGGGGCTAACCCAGCAGGTAAGGGTCAGTTAGTCGCAATTCCTGCAAATATGCGAGATGGTGTGTATTTGTGTGAAGGTCTAGGTTCTAGCACATATTTAGAGAGCTGCTCGCATGGAGCAGGGCGTACAATGTCACGCACCAAAGCACGTGAGCAATTAGGTATGTATGAAGTGACTAACAAACTAGGCAGTTCAGTAGTTAATAACCATACAGAACAAACGGTTGATGAGTTACCTGAGTGCTATAAGGACATTGATTCTGTTATGTCACAACAATCGTCGTCGGTAAAAATCCTATTCTCGGTTTTACCAATACTTAATATTAAAGGCTAAGGTAATGAAACTACCAACACACATACCACTATCATACTCGGCAATCTCAGAATACGAGAACTGCCCGTTTAAGTTCCTCAACACGCAAAAGCAGTTGCTGAACAAATACCCGTTCAAGCCTACCCCTGCGACAGAGAAGGGGAATAGAATGCACAAAGCATTTGAGGACTACGTGAAGTATGGCAAGCCTTTACCAGACGAGTTTGCACATCACCAGTATTTTATGGATCAGTTGCGTAATGCTAAAGGTACTAAGCAATGTGAGACAAAAATGGCACTGGATTGGAATCAGAAACAAGTAGATTATTTTAAGGGTAAAGATATTTGGCTACGTGGTCAGTACGACTTGATGATCATCAATGGTGAAACAGGTGTGATGATTGACTACAAAACAGGTAGTCCTAAGTACCCTAAGATTGACCAGTTGCAATGTATGTCGATGATGGCGTTTCACTATATGCCGAATCTAAAACAAATTAAGGCGTCGTTGATTTTTGTGGAGCATGGGTATCAAGCGTGTCAAGAAACGTATACTCGTGATAAAATGGACGCATACGTTACGGAGTGGAAGAATCGTGCAATACCGATTATGCAAGCTCTGCAAACTAACGTATGGGAGCCGAGAGAGAACCCACTATGTGCGTACTGTCCGGTGGTAACTTGTCCACACAATAAGGCAACTTAATATGGCATACAAACGCGATTATCGTGAAGAGTACGATAAATACCAGGGTACACCTGAGCAAAAGAAAAACCGAGCGAAACGTAACAAGGCACGCCGCCAAATGCAGCGAGAACTCGGTAAGGCGGCACTGAAAGGTAAAGATGTAGACCACAAAGTGCCATTAAGCAAAGGCGGTTCAACGGCACGTAGTAACCTGCAGGTAACGAGCGTGCACTACAACCGTAGTAAGAAAAACAAAACAAAATAGACCAATGGAGACCCCCACTATGTCAAAACCACAAACCGTTCACCTGATGGTGGACCTTGAGACCCTAGACACCGCACCAACCGCACATGTCTTATCAGCATCTGTTGTTATGTTCGATCCAATTACAGGTTATGTGACTGGTATGGCAGAGCATGTAGAGACTCTCACAGATTATAATGTTATTAACTGGGCGTTCTGCAAAAAGTGCCCAATGAATTTTGGGTTGGCCAAGCAAGCAGGTGCAACCGTATCAACGAATACATTAAGCTGGTGGCACGACACAAACAAAGAATACTTTGATGAGATAATTTCTGACGTTTCAGCTGCAGGTATGGCATTTGAGGATTTTATCCGTCAATTCAATGGTGAGCTTTATGACCTTATCGCTGTAAAAGAGTTGGATGTTTGTGTGTGGTGTACAGGGACATTTGATTTAGACATTTTACGCAGTGCGTCTAAGCGTTATGGCATTGAATGGGCTGTCCCATACTGGACATATAAAGATGTTCGAGTTGCTAGACAAATGGCAGAAGATTTCGAGCTTATTGGTGATATGGAAGCCAGCCATAATGCGTATGAAGATTGCCTGCGTCAAATTAAATATGTGAGTGCAGTGTATGGAAAACTCAATAACGCAGGATCAGTATGATGATGCAATAATGCGGGGGGATTTGGCAATGACGGCCCTCCGCGCCGTAAGAGGATCAGCCCAACAAGGTCAGGTAAGACTTCTTACGGTAGTAGAGAGACTACAAAAACTAAACATGCCAATGGAGACCCAAGACGGGAAACCAACGGTCGGACGCATCTTAATGGACGAGTTGGCCATTATCAATGAAACATTAACGAATGCGTTCTCAACAGCTGACTCAACCTTGAAAGAATTGGACGCACTTTATGAGCAATACCAATTCGGAACAGGGTCGGTGGAAGAGTCGATTGATAAGGTAATTGCCAAAATCAAATTGACTAACCCCAAATATGCGAAGATGTCAGATGACGAAGTGAAGAAAGAACTAGGGCTATGAAGAACCAATTTCAAGTAGTAAACACAGAAAAAGGCAAACTTCTTTTAGTCCGTACAGCAATGGCTGAGCTGATTAACAAGATGTACCCACACAGTGTGTTGTCCACCAAAGAACAAGCAGTGTTAATTCCGTGGACACTTGAGGCAACACAGGCTGTTGCAGATGCTGGGTCACATATTGTATCGCCAATATTGGTGGACTATGACTTTCCTGGACAGAAGAGACCGTTTAAACACCAATACAAGATCTGTTCGTTCTTGACAGCCAATAAGCGAGCGTTCTGTTTTGCTGACATGGGGACTGGTAAATCATTATCCTGTGCATGGGCGGTGGACTACTTACTGAAGATTGGGGAAGTGAAGAAAGTGCTTATCGTCAGCCCAATCTCTGTAATGAACGCGACATGGGTACAAGAGTTTTTTGACATTAACCCACAAGTCACGGTAACAGTGTTATATGGGTCACGTGAAAAGCGTGAGAAGTTAGCCGAACAAAACACCCAAGTCCACATCATTAACTATGATGGACTAAAGGTAATTGAAAATGAAGTTAGAGCCAATGCGTATGACCTGGTGATCATCGACGAGTGTACAACTTATTCAGTGCAACCTGATTTGAAGAAAGACAAACGTACTGGCAAGATGAAAGGTTACGACAGCCGCTGGTGGACAGCGTACCGACTGTTTAAAGACACGAAGTACGTATGGGGACTGACAGGCACACCAACTCTGCGAGGGGTTGAAGCTGCGTTTGGTCAAGCCGCATTGATTACACCTAAGACTGTGGCAGGGCTGACGAAATACCGCTTTAAAGAGCGAGTGTTAAGACAGGTCGGACCTTATACATGGGTGGAGAGACCTGATGCACACGAGCAAGTAGCAAAAGTTTTATCCCCCGCAATTAGGATCAAGAAAAAAGATTGTATTGATTTACCCCCAGTGGTATCATTATATCGTGAAGTCGAGTTAAGTGATGGTCAGAAACGCTTTTATGCAGAACTCAAACGAGGTTCTTATGTGGAAGATGGTGACCTTCAAGTGACCGCTGTGAACGGTGCAGTGCTAATGAACAAACTTCTACAGGTGGCGACTGGTGCTATCTATGATGATGACAACCAGGCACACAAGTTTGATGTTGGCTCTCGTATCACAGAAACAATCGAAGCTGTAGAACGTGCACGAGCTGAAAGTGACGACCCTAAACTGGGTAAGACATTGGTGTTCGTCCCGTTTAAACACACAGCTGAGATGTTGAAACGTGAAATACGTGAACAGCGTAAGGACTGGAAAATAGGTGTGATCACAGGTGAAACTTCTGAGAAGGAACGAAGCAAAATATTTGCAGATTTCCAAAATGAGCTACATCCTGACTTGATCATCGCTACACCACAGACAATGTCTCACGGTGTCACGGCAACAGCTGCAAGTTGTATTGTGTGGTTTGGTCCGTGTGTGAGTGCAGAGACTTATGTACAAGCGTGTAACCGAATTGACAGACCAGGTCAACGTAACGATATGACAATCATCCACTTATACGCTACCCCAGTTGAGTGGAAACTGTATAAAGCATTGCAAGAGAGCCGAGTATCCCAATCGGATTTACTGAAGATGTACAATGACTTTATCAAGGGGTTATAACCTAAAAGGACAACAAAATGGACAGAGCAGAACAAATCGAGCAGATGTTCCAGGCACTTGCTGGTGCTAATATGGAGCAGCTACTTGAGACCTATCGAAAAGTAGAAGTTCGTCGCAAAGAACACAAAGCTGTACTAGACGAATTAGACGCAGTGTCTGACCGTCTAGAGACCATGATGAATGACTTGTTACTTGCACGTGGTGAAGACGGTGCCGTGACCGCACACGGTAAAGTAACACGTAAAATCTCTGAGCAGTATTTTGCAGAGGACAAGACTGTGTTCCGTGACTGGGCTATGCAAAACAATTTACCTGAACTGGTAAACATTTCTTTAGCTACACGAGCGTTTTCCGCATACCTTACTCAAATCCAAGTGGATAAACAGGCAAATGGTAACGAGTCACCAATTGCATTGCCACCGGGTGTGGGTATTAAACAAACCGTTAAAATTTCTATAACCAAATAAGTGGAGTGACTTATGGATATGGTTTACAACCAAGCAACTGGTGTGTATGAATCCGCACCTGAACAACCGCAACAGCCTCAGCAGCCTGTTTATCAGCAACCTGCACCTGTTATGCAACAACCTGTTTATCAGCAACCTGCACCTGTTATGCAACAGCCTGTTTATCAGCAACCAGCCCAACCTGTATATGCAGCACCAGGCACAGCAGTAAACATTTTCCAACAACAAAACCAAAGCACTGCACTAGCCTTCTTGCAAGGTGAAGATGACGAACATTCATCCATGGATGACTTGGGCGGTTCAAGTTTACCGACCATTAAAATGAATGAAATGGGTTGGTTAGTGAAAGTGTTAGACGGTGTTGAATTACCGCCACAACCATATTTAGACATCGTGATCTTAGGCATTGGTCCGAAAGGTAATGATGTGTACCGTACTTATTATGAAGGTCAGTACAACAACCAACAGCAGCAAGTTAATCCACCAGTATGTTTCTCATACGATGGAAAAACACCGGCACCAAGTTCACCTAAGTGCCAAGCAATGCAATGTAATATGTGTCCAATGAACGCAGAAAACTCAGGTCCTAACGGGTCTAAAGCCTGTAAGTTCAGTAAATACCTTGTGGTAATGGACACCGCTGAACCGGATAAACTTTACCGTATTCGTTTATCAGCAACACCAATTTTCAGCAAAGAAGTGCAAAATGGATTCTTCCCATTGAACCCATACCGCACATTCCTTGCATCAAACAAATCAGATTGGGAGAAGGTGATCACTCGTATCTCTTGCCCATTTGGTAAAGCGGGTGGCTACCGTTTCCAAGCTGTATCATTTATTAACGAACAAATTTACAACATTACAAAGGATCTTAAAATGAAACTTGACTTAACTGCATACTTAACTTTAAACAACGAACAATTAACTGTAGCTGTGAACGGCATTCCGGTTGCTCAAATCCCAGTACAACAAGTGCCACATATTCCAACTGCAGTGCCAGCAACTGAGCCAGCACCACAACCAGTTGTGCAATATGCGCAGCAGCATGCGTCTCCAACGATGACACAACCAATGAACCCAGCTCCAGCACCACAGCCAACGCCAGCTCCAGCTGTAGCTCCGCAACCTGCTCCGGTAGTGGCACCTGCTCCGCAGCCTACATTGAAAGAGCGTTGCGGTGCAGACCAATCATTACCACAAAATGTACGTGATTGGATCAACCACCCACAAGTAACTGAGCAACAAGTTCATGATTATGTGGCACAAAACTTCCCACATGTATTAGCACCGACACCCGCTCCAGTTCAGCCTGTACAGCCTGCTCCGACAGCACCTACTCAACCTGTCGCCCCAGCAGCAAATGTCCAAAGTGCACCGCAGATGGTTCAACAACCAGTCACCCCAGCAGCGGCACCAGCACCGACAGCAGCTCCTGCACCGGTGGCAGAACAGCACGTGGCACCTGTACAACCGACTCAGCCTACGGCACCAACAGGATCTCCAGCAGTATCTCAACCTGCTCCTGCAACTCAACCTATGAATACTGCACCAGTACAAGCACAAGCAAGTGCACCAACAGCAGTAGTTGACCAGGTACTAGGTAGCTTAGGCATCGACACTGGTGACGCACTTAACTTACTTTAATAATTAACCTAGGTGGGGAAGCTCCCCACCTCCCACTGGAGAAACCTTTTATGTCTCGTGAATTAAAAGAAAGAGAAAAGATGCCAGCTTTCAAATTAAACCCTGAAACTGTTGCAAACGCCCGTGTTAAATTTGGCCCTGACAGCGAAGAATTTACGTGGTTGGAAAACGTAGTGTTAGCTAAAATGCCATTCGTATTATTAGGCAAACTTACACAGTTAGATAAAAACCAAGCGCGTGATATGTTGACTGGTCGCCGTGCATACACGGAAGAAGGCAAACAAAAAATGCGACAAATCAATAAACTGATTGATCGTGGTCTTGAAGAAGGGATTTATCCTTGTGCAGATCTCGCAGTAGTAGAACCAGTAACAATGACACTTTTACGTTGTATGTTATTGGAAAAGAAAAACGCACTTTTAGAAGAGAAAACCCCGCAATAAGTTAAGAGGTGTTTATGACGTTCCTTGAGCGGGTTACTAGCCGAGCAGGTAAAAACGTTATAGCGGGAATGAAACCAAAGGTAGATGAATTTGGTAATCCTGTTTATACAAAGAAGGGTGAACTAGATTACTACTGGGTTCATAAATGGGGTTCGTTTGCTGACCACCGATGGGTTGAAGCAACCCTAAGCTATATGGCGGGCGAATGTGGTGATGTGTACTTTGGGTTAGGTGCTTTCCAAAAAGACCCAAGCCCCAATGCTAATGGGTATAACCGAAAAGCCTCCAACTGTGTAGCACTACGATCACTATGGTTAGATATTGACTGTGGTGAAACGAAGTTCATTAAACACAATGGAGTTGGGGTATACCGCACACAACAAGATGGGCTTCGTGCCTTAGTTGCTTGGATACAACAGGTTGGGTTTCCGAAACCGACTATCATCAACTCATCAGGCGAAGGTTTGCACGTTTACTGGGTATTAGACAGAGACGTGCCAAAAGATGAGTTCCGTGAGTACGGTGCAATCTTCAAAGGGTTGGTTAGACGGTTCGGTTTAATGGCAGACCCTACACGGACAGGTGAAGTGTCCTCTGTATTGCGACCAGTTGGCACAATCCATGTCACGTCGGGCAAAGTGGTTACGACCATTAAAGACAATGTGACACCAGTAAACTGGGACCACATTAAAGCCATCTTAGATGCAGGTAAAATTCATCTGCAAGATGCCGCGTACCAAGCAGAACTCAACCGTGCTAAAGGGTTAGACTGGACATTAGGACAGACACCAGCATGGTTGAAAGGTGATGAGCCTGTGGACATGGGTGTTGAGAATATACCAAAACACTTTGGTACTATCATCACCAAGCAGGAACTGGAAGGCAAAGGTTGTGCGCAGTTGTACAGAATGTACAAAGACCAAGAGCACGTCCCTGAGCCAATGTGGGCAGGCGGGCTTTCAATCATCAAGTTCTGCGAAGACAAAGATGAATGGGCTGTTAAGTTTAGTGAGGACTATTCAGGTTACGACAAGGATGAAACCTTCCGTAAAATGGAGCAGTTCCAGGGACCAAGAACTTGTTCGTGGTTCAATGCAAACAATCCTGGAGTTTGTGAAGGATGTCCGCACTTTAAGAACTTAGCCACTAAGCCAAACCAGTCACCGCTGATATTGGGTATACAAGATGATCGAACACCCGTTGTTGTGCAAGCACCATTAGCAGTGCAGACAACCACAGGAGTGGAAGCATCGGTAGAAACAGAAACATTTGTAATACCTGCATATCCATTCCCATTTAAAAGAAACCCCAACGGTGGAGGGATCTTAAAAGAACCCGAAGAAGGTGGTACTACCCCTTCACAGGTGTTCCCCTATGACTTTTACCTATTTGAACGTACAGGTGAAGGATTAGACGGTGTTCCTCGTATATGGGCGAGATTCCATTCACCAAAAGATGGCGTGATGGAGATGGAGTTAACTCCAGATGAGGTTTATGCAAATGGTATGACCCTTATGCAGAAACTTGCTAACCATCACATATATTTAAATACAATGGCACAGGCTGGAGAGATGGGTCATTATTTAAGAACTCAGCTTGTCGATTTGCAAGCAGCAAAAGCTATGTCACACGCACCTAAGCAATTAGGGTGGACAGCAACAGGTAATTTCGTGATTGGTCGTACTGAGTATACTCAGGCTGGCCCTAGACTTACCCCTGCGAATGACACAGTCATCGCGCAGAAATTTGCTGCAGCTTGTGAGCGAGTAAAAGACTATGACCAAAAAGTACAACTTTGGCGTGACGTGGTATCTAACCTTTATGGTGCCCCTGACGCTGCTATGTACCGCTTGGTACTTGCTAGTGGCTTTGGTGCTGTTATTCGTTCACGCTATGCTTTGGAGCGTGGTGGTATTATCAACCTGTTCTCAGAAGAGTCTGGGGTTGGTAAAACAACACTTACAAAAGTGGTAGCGAGTATATATGGTGACCCAGATCCATTTTTGGTACAGGCAAAACACGGTACAACAAACATTGCCTTCTTTGAGATGTTGAGCTATTTGAACAGCATCCCAATGGTGATTGATGAAACGGGTCAGATGAATGCGTTTGATCTCATGGAGTTTATCCACACCTGTACATCAGGTAAGGCGAAACTCCGTGGCTCTGCAAATGCAAACGACATTCGTGCATCATTACCAGGCTGGCGCACCTTTGTATATTCAAGTTCAAACGTGAGTATATGGAACCGTGTATCAGAGGCACGAGTGGAGAACGAGGCATACATTATGCGTGTGTTAGAGTTACCATTTAAGCCACTTAAACAGTCTAGTGACAAAACATTTGGCGATGACTTAATGCGACAATTAGACGAGGTGAAGGGTGTATGTGCACCAATCCTGTTCGATTATATTGTGAAGAACGACACAGCTCTTCGCAAAGAATGGGATGACACTAACCTCTACTTGTCAAGAAAGGCAGAAATGCACAGCCGTTACCGCTTTTGGGTGGACATGATGACTGCAGCTGCAGTGGGTGCCAGTGTAGGGTATCGACTCGGATTATTTCCGTTTGACCCACAAACTGTGAAAGATAACTGTGTGAAGGTCCTTAGTTACTTAGCAACGAAGGCACAAGAGAAAGTGATGTCAGATACAGACATCATGTCAGACTTTTTCACAAGTAATATCGCACAGACATTAGTGGTGCGTAACCCTGACCAACTTATGCCACAACAAATGCCACACAACAAAGTTGGCGTGCGTATTGAGGTGTTTGACAGTCTTGTTCATATCTCACAACAAGCGGTAAATGAGTTCACGAAAGAGCGTGGCTTTGATCGTGGTCGCTTTGAGCAAATCTTGGCAGATTGCGGTGGTAAACGTAATAGCGTGAACATGTTAGCTAATACACAAATGGACATGTTAAAAACACGGACAATTTGTTGGACACTCAACATGAACCATCCGAAAGTCAAAGAGAAACTGCAAATCCCACCGGAGGATATAAATGCGAACACGACGGTCGCTGGCAGTGGTGTGTAGTCGGTTTGAAGATGCAGTGCGGTCTATGGACAAAGACGCACTGTACTTCTCCGCACTTTACGACAACAAGTCACACATCGACATTGTCAGTGAAAAATTAAAAGAAATATCTGAAGCCCACAATAAATATTTTGATGGCTTCAAGATCCAAAAAGAGGGTGATACCTGGAGACTGGGTGTCACGGTTTACGAGAGTATTCAAGTCCGTGACAAGGCAATTAAGAAAGGGGTTAATTATGAGCGTTGTAGTGCTTAATGTAGAAGAGCAAAAAATGTATGCAGATACGGTCGTATCATTCGGGCACATTGACTGTGCTCAGTATAAAAAAGCGCGTCACTACAAATGCGGAAAATATGATGTGTTAGTGGGTGGTGTTGGCTCACCAGAAGCTATTGACATCATGACAGCAGCTGCTCTCCGACAAATTATAGCATTTTCAGATCGTGATATGGAGCCAGGTAGTATGCCATCCTTGACGTGTTTTAGTAATGCGGAAGAGTTCATTACAGCACGTGATATGATCAACAGTATGTATGATAAGACTAAGTCACCGAGTGACTTACTTGTTATGGCAAAACATTCAGAAACTGGTAATGTTTATGTTGGCGTGATGAACGACAGTGCACTAACCCAGTGGGATGTAGAGCCTGTACTTGGTGACTATTGTATTGTTATCGGTGCAACTGAAGTTATTGCAGCGTGGAATGCAACAGACCGTTCATCTGGTATGTACAGTCGCCTAGCCGCATTACAGCGTGTTATTCAGTTCTTGAAGTCCCCTAACAAGTTTACAGTAACAGACATTTATGGCAAAACAGAAACTTATTTCGCAGATTGATGCAGAGTGGTGGACACCTGAAATGGTAGCAGAACTGCATGGCGTGAAGCTCTATAAAGTCAATGCACACTTAGAGAATGGTGTGTCGTTGAAAACTCTCGTAGAGCGTCCGTGGGCAGAGCCTATCCGCCACTGGACATCAGATAAAGTGGTGTGGAGCGACAATGTGTATGGTATTGAGTGGACATGGGGATTTATCTTCTACTTAATCAGTAAGTACGACAATGACCGCTTTGTGCTCAACCAACGTAGTTCACTTCGTGCTTTCGTAAGAAAACACATCAAGGAACACGGTAGTGCAAGTGCTGGGATTAGACGCTGGTATGAAGAGTATATCCTTCCGTTTGGGCAACCCTTTGTTGACCACGTGAAACACGCTTATGAATTGTTCCAAACAGGTGACAGCAAACTACCACAGAAGTCCTCGTGGGATAATATGCACATCACACAAGAGGATTTATTTAACCAATCAGTGAAACGTACAAGAATGTACCCAAAACTGATCCACCACCTACCAGAAGACAAAATCACCGAGATGGTTTTGTTAGTATGTAGAAGAGCAAGACAGGGTGAGCCGTATGACGAATAAATCGAAAGCCACTATGATGGGCGCAAGTTCTGAGCAAAGAAGTGACTTAGACTTTTATGAGACACCGTTGGCAGTGACAAAAGCCTTTTTAGAGGCGTCTGGGTGGAGACCTAAGACAAACGTGATATGGGAGCCGGCTGCCGGGAATGGGGCAATTGTGGATGTTATCCAGGATATGTTGCCAGGTGTGATGACCGTAACGTCTGATATCAAAGTTCGCCAACGGATGTTAACCCTAGAATGCGACTTCTTGCAACATACGTGGGCAGAAAACCGCCCTGAGTTGCAGAATAAAGACATCATCACCAACCCACCGTTTTCTCATGCTCAGGAGTTTGTAGAGAAAGCCTTAGAGTTAGTAAATGGTGATGTAGTTATGTTACTTCGTTTAGCGTTCTTAGAGACCGCACAACGTCGCAAACTGTTCGATAGAAAGCACTTGCGAGAAGTGTGGGTATCAAGTAAACGGATCCACTTCACCTCGCCATACCTCACTCAGCGTGAGCAAGAGACTGGTAAGAAGTCTAACTCTGGCATGGCAATGGCGTGGTTTATCTTTAACAGAAACTATACAGGAGACCCAGTAATAAAATGGATCTAACACGAAACATCATCACAATGGGGCTGAAACTAAAACCCAATACCGTATATCGCACAGTGTGGAAGGTTGAAGGTAAGGAAGTCCACAACACCCTTGTCACCACACCAGATGGTGAAGACCCTATGGAGTTCTTACGATTGTGGGCAGATACTGCACAGTATATGTTTGACATCCCACATGTAGACATCCAAGTATTTGAGGTAGCAGATGATACAAGAAACCAAAGTATGCAGTAAATGCTTCAAAGAAAAGCCGATTGATGCGTTTCGCTGGCTAAACACACTGGGGCGTTATCAAGCTCGATGCAAAAAATGTGAGCGAGAGTACATGCGTAAGTACAATAAATCAGTACCAGCAGATAAACGTGCTGAGTACGCCGTTACGCACAAGATTAAACAAATGAGTGCTATCAAAGTGCTCGATCTTTTAACTCAACAAAAGAAAACTTATATGACCCAATTAAAAACCCTACAAACTAATATCGAGCAGTGGGCAGTGGACCGCAATCTTCATACGGGTGATCCAAGCCGCCAAGTGCTTAAACTTATTGAAGAGCAAGGTGAACTTGCTGCAGCGATTGCACGTGATAACCATGAAGAGATGGCTGATGCCATTGGTGATGTGATTGTCGTGGCGATTGTGATGGCTAAACAACTAAATGCCCCAGTTGACTTGCGGACAGCCTTCGAGAGAACTGTGAAAGGTAATGATGAAAAAGTAGATTTGAATGCAGTTATTGCGTCTCTTGCAGGGAATGTATCACATCTGGCGAGTTTTGTTTACTATAAACACTCGTCTTATGCAGGGCATCTTATTGAAAATGTAATCACTATGGTAGCTGATGTGGCAGATGCGTTAGACATTGACTATATCTCTGCAGTACAAAGTGCCTACGATACAATTAAAGACCGCAAAGGTAAACTGGTAAACGGTGTATTCATTAAAGAGGACGAATAATATGCTAGATTATGTGATTAGAAGTGAGATGAAAGCCCCGTTGAAAAACCTACCTATCGGTGTGATGACACGAGATATTGTTTTCCACGGTTTGTCTAACATCAACCGATTTACTGGCATGAAGTTTATGGCAATGGATGAGCCATTTACTGTGCTAGAACATAGCATTGCAGTGGCAGAAATTATTATGGACGTAACAGGTAATGCAGAGTTTGCACGAATGGGTTTGTGGCACGATGCGGTTGAAGCCTATCTGGGTGACATTGCAACTCCAGTTAAGCACATGCTAGGCAGTGCGTATACAGAGCTCGAATCATGTGTAGAAAAACAAGTGCTGAGATGCAACACTGTATCGGATAACCGGGAACTAAGAGACGAAGTTAAACGGTATGACTCAATGTGCTGCATTGCAGAAATTATAGTAATGACAAATACAGGTGGTGTATCAATGACGACATTGGTTGATATGATCATCAACGACTGGTTTGACGGTCAGTCATTTGGCTATGACATTCATATTATCAAGCTGTTTATTGAAAAACTCAGACAACTGTTCCATGTACGTGTTTCTGCACACACAGGAGCACGTCAGGCAATGCGTAATAGAGCACACAAACTCGACCACACATTACTAGATGCGATTGCTAATGCACCAACTATTACAACGCATAAATTTAACGGTCATAATTTTCGCATTACTCGCGATAAGAATGACAAAATCATCAACATTGAAATTATGGGGTAACCACTATGAAATTTTCAGAAGCATTAGAACACGCTAAACAAGGCTCAAAAATCAGCCGTGAAGGTTGGAATGGCAAAGGAATGTTTGTCTTCCTGGTAAACGGTGACAGCATTAAAGTTGCTATTCGCGAAGCCTATGGAGACCCTACTAAGGATGGGTATGATGTATGTGACTTCTTAATGATGTTTACTGCACAAAAAGACTTAGTGCCTTGGTTAGCGTCACAAACTGACATCCTTGCAGAAGACTGGTGCGTATTATAGGGGTTAATCGTAAATGATGGCCAAATTTTTATTAACAGCATTTGCTGTGCTGGTATTTATTGGGGTAGCAGTATGAGCATTATCGGATGTGAATACTCCAGATGAATAATACTCAAACAGTAAGTGTGTATTATAAGAAATTAGTATGACAGCTAAAAGCTTATTAGGTTTAATCGTGACGATTGCAGCTGCAGGAGCCTTTTACTGGTTTCTAAGTTTAGGCGATAACAATTATGACGATAAAACAGGAAGAATGGGGTAACTATTATGAAATTTACATTTGGACCAGTAAATATGAATGAGTCATTGATCTTATTTAACTTCTTACATGGCTTGAGAGGTGTTAAGAAGAAAAAAGGTGACACGATTACTATACCGAAAAATGTTAACAGTCGTTTCCCATTAAATTCATTTTGCCTCTTATTCAATGCTCGCCCTAGCAATATGCCAGGTGAATTAGTCATTACAAAAGGGTTTCATGTTCATAGTGTTTGGACACAACCTATCGGTGCGGAGCAGTGTGTGAACATAGATATTACACGTGAAGGTGACAATATGGAATGTAAAGACAAGGGAGAAGACCAGCAAGAAATCCCCTGCAAGGATTTAAGAGGGTCATCTCCATCACCGAAATCTACGCAAGTAGGTGGTGACCATTATAGCAAGATGAAGATCCAACCGATTGACTTCATCACCGCAAACGGGATTGGCTACATAGAAGGTATCATTATCAAATATGTATGCCGATATAAGAGCAAAAACGGTGTGGAGGATTTGAAGAAAGCTCAACACTATTTGCAAATGCTCATCGAGCGGGAAGAACGTGATCAAAATGAGTAGCGTAATATTGAGATTACTTTTATGGGTAATAGCAGTGGTTGTAACAGTAGACATAGGAGTATTTGTTTACAATCACCTACCAGACACAGTG